TGGCCCCAATGAATCATCGCCATTGTCCATAGCGTGATTTACATCTGCATCAGCAACGATTTCCGTACCGCCAATTGACACGGATACTGAATAATTAGGATTTGTATAGCTAGAGTGATTACTAATTGTGACTGAACCCTGCCCAAAACCGAAGGAGATTGAACCCGTCGGTGTAGTTGTAGCTGTACCACCGCCACTGCTTCCCCTCTCAATACCGTTTATCTTAGATATACTAGCCATTTCCGTTCCGTTGTATTTTAATACTGTTGACATATCATGAACCTATCTCTAAGTAAGTCGCCTCAGGATTAAAGTACATCACAGATGTTGTTACCGAATGGCCCATGACTCTCTTGAATTGACCTTGACTCGGAGACGTATTTGTGATTTGAGCTTGAGTTCCTAAAAAACATTGTCGTGCGGCGGTTAAAGTAGCACCCGTGTTTACATACCCTTGAAGTAAAAAACCAGCATCCTCAGTGCTACCTAAAGCCATGCCAAGAAAAGCTTTGTTACCAGCCTCTACATTGCTCGCTGCAAACTCCCAGCTACTACCGTCATAATAGTAAACCTTTCCAGCTGTGGTTCCTACGCCTGAGTCAATTCCAAAATAAGTAACTATAGAACCGTGGCCGTGGTCGCCAGCACTGCTAAGCCCAGTATTCTGTGCTGTTATGTCTGTGGCTAAAAATGTGCCACAACTAAGGCTTAGGGTTCCAGCGTCTACCGATACTCCAGACAGCAATGTCTTCTTGTCGGCGTTTCCTACATGGGTGTTTCCAGAACCATCACACTTAATTAGCTCTCTACTTGTACCACCATCATCTTTACCCCTAATAGCTTTATTGTTTGTATCAAGGGATATAAAGTCGGTACAGATAATTCTCCCCGTAATATTGAGCTGACTACCATTAAAGGTCATGTTGGCCTCGCCATCTATATTTCCATTACTGTCGCCCGCTGTAAGGACTCTGTTTTCCGCGTAGCTATCTATACTAACATTTCCACTCCCAGACGGCGTGTCAATCCAAGCTAGGTCACCACTAGAGTTAGACTCAAGAATTCTGTTAGCGGAACCCGGAGGGCTACCGGGAAGTGTAATTGTATAGCTGGTACCTACTTCGGACTTTGGCTTTAAGCCGATATAGTGACTGTTGTCAGCATCATTGAATCTAATTGCATTCTCATTAAAGAGAGTAAACAATCTATTGTGAGAGTCAAACTGAAACTCAGCCCCCAGTGAGGCATCCACCATCCTTATGATACCGTCCTGAAACCCAAGAATGTTAGTGTTTCCGTTCAGGTTATATATCCTGCTGGAGGAGGTCTGAGTAAGGTTAGTATTACTTAGGTTGGTGTTGTCACCGTCTACAAGTATTTTTTTCCAAGTTGCCATGATGCCGCATTACTTTGCAGCTTCCATCACGCCATTGGAAGGCTGCTCTTTTTCTTGAATCTTTTGCAAGCGGACAAACTCTTTGTCCAACTTATCTAAGAGTCCGCACACCGTTCTGGAATCTGAAGCCTTGATGGTTTGGTTCTCGACAGAACTCTTTACAAAATGAATCTCAGTGATGTCTAATTTCATTGCAGTGGGTTTTAACTTACTGTGACTTCAAAAAACTATGTAGCTTGTTCACTACGTCTGCCAACAAAAGTACATCCTTACCCTCGAACGTGCAACCATGCATCGTCTTTAAGATAAAGGTTACTTCTTGACGAGATAGGGGGTCATTGGGATTGGACCCAGTAACCTCTTTCTTTCTTCCTAGTAAACCCATTAATCAAGGTATAGATAAAGTCCCTTAGTTCCTGAGCCGGTGCCACCAACATTGCCAGTATTGTACCACATTGAACCAGTAGGCATGATGGTCGAGGCAGGGTCTGCGGTTCCTTTAGTCAAAGCAGCAACACCCATTGGAGCACTACCAGCAGAGGATGCGGCCCCGTGGTCTTTGAACTGCCATCCAGCAACACCAAGGTTGGTGTCTTTCCAAATAAAGTTAGGATGGTTTGCGGGGGTAGCCGTAACCGTGTCTACGGTAAGTCCAGCACCGTCAGCGTTTCCAACGCTGTTTGCTCCATCAGCAAGCAAGATTGAAGCATCCTCAACGGTTAAAGTCTGAACATCAATAGAAGACGTAGAACCATTAACAACGAGGTCACCGTGAATAGTTACTGTAGTATCAAGACCGTTAGCGGTTGCACCAGCGATAGTAACTGCGGTTTCAAGAGCACTTACGCTAGTTCCACCTGTGGTGCTGACCGTAGATGTCTTAAGAAGAATGCTACCACCAGTACCCGTGCCTACACCTGCTCCTCCAGCAATTGTTAAGCCGGTACCAGCTTGGTTATTGGTCGAACCATTAGCACCAGCCATAGATGTCATGCTAGTCAATGCCGCGTCAAGAGTAACGGTTGGAGTACTTGTTGCGTCCGCTACACTGATGTTGGTTCCGCCAATAACCTCAGTAACGGTACCGCTAGATGTCAATTCGCCAATAGTCTCCCACTTAACGCCGTTGGTCGCACTACTGTCAGCAACAAGTATTTTGTCGTCAGTTCCTACAGCAAGAGCTGAAGGGTTACCTGAGCCGTCACCCACCAAGATGTGACCCTTAGTGACCATAGCTACGGAAGTAACAGCACTAGTGCCATTGCCAATCAAGACGCCATTTGCTGTTAGTGTAGCTGCGCCAGTACCACCATTTGCAACACCAAGCGTTCCATCAATCGCGGAGGCACCCAAGTCAAGAGAAATCTCGGTTGTATCAATAACGAGACCACTGTTAGCCTTTAAGTCTGCCGATACCTCGCCTGCCCCACTGACATCAATACCGTCACCAGCAGAGGGGCTGACGACATCACCTTCTATAAGTACTCTTTTCCAACTAGCCATGTTCCTTTATTTCTTAGTTTCTAAAAGCAAATATAAGCAGTTTTAAGTCACACCAAAATATAGCCTGTTACTGTTGTCAGCATACAAAGCACCAGCAGTTGGAGATGGTATGTTAGAAGCGTCTGTGGTGTTGAATCTTTTGAACTTAACTACAGCGTCAAGAGCAATAGAACCAGTCCCATCAGGAGTTAAATTTATGTCTTCGTTGCTACTGCTTACAAAAGAAAAGTTGCCAACATCAAGGTCTCCCCCAAGCTCAGGGTCAGTATCCTCAACAACATTGTCAATCCCGCCACTCGACGAACCTACTTCTTTCCAGTTGCTAGTGTTTGTCCAATCACTATTACCTACAGACTGTAACTTATCGGCAAGCCCCACCACGGATTCCCTAGGCCCATCATATACATACAACTTATCGTCATTACACATGTAGGCCAAATAGGGGGATGACCTATTGGCAGAAGACAGAGAGTTTCTTTCAGCTACAGTATCAAATAAACCAATGCCTCTAGTTTGATGAAGGGCAAGTTCAAGAAGCTTTGCAGAGTCAGATGAATGTGTTAAGGGTCCGTTAAACTCTGGCATTTTAAGATTCCGTATTTCTTATTAGGTAATAGCTTCCTCTCAAACCAATATTGGCTAGTGGTTCGTAAAGCCTTAAGACATGAAATGGAATTTTATTGCCGGCTGTACCGAATTGAATTTGCAAATTTAATGCTGATTTTAAAAGCCAAAAGTCACCAGTTGTTTGTGGTGGACTTTCTATTCTTTGTGAGTAATTGTTACCCCCAAAATCCTCAAAGAAATCTTGATTGACATTACCGCCTCCTGTTAAATCCTGATAACCCCCACTACCATTTGAAAAATAGTATGAAGGAACAAAGACATAAACATAGTCTCCTGTTTGCTGCGCATTATTCACAAGCATACTGACGCTCAGCTGAGATGTGTTGGCATCAAGTAAGTCCCCGGTAGAGGTTATATTCTCAGGATAGGATGATACACCGTTATTAGAGGTGGACCCATCATACATGTCTTGAAAGTTTCCGTCGCTGCTTGCGGCTGTTAAAGCCGTGGAACTCAGCACCAGTTTAACGGGCACTCTATTTACTGAGTAAGATGCAGATTCAAAATCACACTCAGTAGAGCTAAGGCTAGAGTAGGGCCTTACACTATCCCAAACTTTTACTTTATATGTGTTAGAGTCACCAATAGCAACATCGCCATCATCTATAGCGACAGTGAATGTCCCGGTTCTACCGCTAGAGTCAAGGCTTTCACCAGATATGTCTACTACGTTTCCAACTAGAGCATTACTTGCATTTAGAACTGCGTAGCTATCCAGAGCAACACCACTTGTTTCAACTTCAACCTTAAACTTGAGATTGCTTTGACCGTTATATAACTGACGATTAGAATCATTCTCATCAGAGGATACTGTAGCCGTGGCGTTTGTGGTCCTCTGAAGCTCAATACCATTAGTGTTATTGGTCTTTATTAGTCTTGGTGGAATATATACAGGGTCATATTCTTTTTCCTCACTGAACACCTCACCCTGACCATTGGATGGTTCTTCTGCACTTACCTTCCAAGTGATGTGCTCGCTAGTCGGATTCTCTGTAGCAAAAGCAAAACTATAAGTCTCACTGTGAGTATAGCTGGCTGAAGTTCCAGTAACTCCAGTTTGAGTATGAATCAAACTAAAAGCACCAGTCCCAATCTTCTTGTAAAACTTAAAGGTAATCGTGGAACCTTGAGAATGGTTGGGGTTTGTTACAGACGCTTGTATCTGCGCCGTAGCATTACTTATAGCCGTGTCGTTAAAACCAACGCTACTAGGCGTGAGAGTTATTGAAGGAGTTGCAATCTGGCCTAACTGAACAAGGGCCTCTCTAATTATATCAATGGCTGTCTTGTTGCCGTCACCTACAGCTATTTGGTCGGTATGAGAAAACTTTCCAAAGTTACCTCCGTCTGGTAGAAACACACTGATTGCAGTGTCTAACGTTTCCGTTGTGGCATTACTACCATCTGCTCCGTCAGCTCCATCAGCACCAGACTGTAGATTCTCAATAGTAATGGGAGCACCCATTCCATACCCATGAACCGTGCAGTAATACTGAAGAGAAGATGGTGCGTCATTTGGAACGACAAAACTACCGTTGGCACCAGATTCTCCGGGGGTTCCAGTGTAGGTCCAACCGCTAGTATAAGAAGAACCTGCGGCTGTCTGTATAGCTATGGGGTGATTAGAGTTACTGCCTTCAGATTGACTGAAAACATACCTGTGCCCCCTAAGGAGTTTTAAGCTAGCTTGGGTTACTCCATCTATTGCGAATTTGTTACCACCGCTATTTACTACCGTAACCGCAAAATTTCTAACTATACTAACTGGACCAGCAGCGCCGTCCGAACCATCCGAACCAGCAGGGCCAGCAGGGCCAGTAGGACCAGTAGGACCAGTAGGACCAGTAGGACCAGTAGCTCCCCCCGAACCGTCAGAACCGTCAGCACCATCAGGACCAGCGGGGCCTTGTGCCCCAGCAGGACCAGTAGCGCCTGTAGGACCTGTAGCACCAGTAGGGCCTTGTGCGCCTGTCGCCCCAGCAGGTCCAGCACCAATCGCACCACCAATAGTGACAGAGTTGTTCGCCACCTGATTAAGAGTGACTACTTGAATATCCGACCCACCCTTAACAATAGACACCTTAATGATGTCACCGTGCTGGCTGGATATTTTTACATTCTTAGGCTGGGTTACACTTACAGGCATGGTGCTTCATTACGCGGTTATTGAAACATCTTCGTTCACCTTAAGTGTACCAAAAATCAAAGTAGATACAACTGTTCCTGACTTCTGTTCGACATCATAAACATATAGTCCTGATGGCATGGTCTTCATTGTGTCCGCAGACACCGAAAGGTCAATGTACTTGAGTGAAGTATTGGTAGTGCCGGCACTATCGTTTATTCCACCCGCGCTTGCGTTATCAGCAGTGACACTTGCTGAAAAAGTACTAGCCCCGTTAGTAACCAAGTCACCCGTATCGGAGTCTCTTACTTGAAACAGGAATATATCGCCAGCAGCAAACCCCACTGTAACTCCATCAGCGGCAGTAACGGTCAAGCGAAGAGAAAAGGTGTCTCCCTTTCTACAGGTTACATCCACTCTCGATGAAGTGTCTAAATTAATCTTAGTCGCGTTACTCATTTCCAAATAGTTCGTTGATTACGTCTTGATTCCCCCGTACAGATGAATCCTCTAGCTCACCCCTTGAGCCCTGTCTTTGAGAAATAAGCTTTGATTGCTCTACAGCTTGCTTCACTACACGGCTGTCCTTTCTGTCTTCTTTTAGCGTCTCAATCTTTTCCTTAAACTCCTTGTCCTCTGTCTTGAATCCTAAGCTGGCTTGTGCTCTAATCATCTCAAGCTCTTTTCTCATTTGATGTAAAGCAGCAGCTACCTGAACTTCTACTTGTCCCTTCATCTGAATTTTTTGAGCTTCTATCTGAGCCTCCATCTGAATCTTCTGCATATCTGCCTGAGCAGCTACCTGAGAAGCTTGTGCATTAGCCTGTGCCTGTGCCTGTATGTTAGCTTGCTGTTGCTTCTGAATCATTTCAATACGCTTCTTTCGCTTAACAGCTAAGAGTCTCTGTGCTTGGTCAATATCCTTAACCTGTCTGACCGCCATCGCGTCCTCAAGGTCAATCTCTTTTTGAGCTAGAGTAGCCTGAACGTTCTGCTCAAGAAATATTCTATCATCATCAGACATCTCCTGAACAACACGAATACCGAAATTGTACATAGGGAGGTCATTGAAGCTACTCAAGATATCCATGCTTCTCTCCCCTATGGCTTTCTGATATACACGATATAGAACACAGTCCGTTGGTATTACCTGCAAACACTTAACGACATCCTCGCAAACCTTCTTATACAATACAAGGCTCGCGTTTGTAATATCATATAACGCATTGTTGCCTGCTGCCAAGGCTTGTTGCCTGACACCAACCAAAGCTTCTCCCTTTGGGGTGCTAGCATCCATCACCTCGTTGATTCCTGTTGAATCTCGAATCATGCGTAGGTAATGATTATACAAGTTTATATACTCGTTTATATTTCTTATGCTGTTTTCAATAGAGCGAATGGGAGGATTCTGAAAACCACCCTCAGCATTCTTACTTCTATAGTAGAACACACCTGTCTGTTCGTATATGTCTTGAATCTGGAGAGGCTCTAAATCCCCTCCGCGCCCTAGCTGTACATTTTCCAGCCCTTCGATATCAACAAGAATACCGTCAGGCTTAGCCTTAGCGATTGACTGTTGAATCTTTAGGTGAGTTAGCTGTAGTTGGTCAGCAAATCCAATGACACCACCAACAATAGACTTAGGTCGCATTCTTCTTAGGTTAGTGCATGCAACACTATAAGAAAGCCTAGCCTTAGTTAAGTCGTGTACGTTCTTCGGAATATTTTTCTTTGGACCGTAGTTGTAAAGAACCTTAGTATTCATAACGAAGCAACCTCCGTAAACCATCTGGTTCTCCATCTTATGTGGCTGCCTATCATATACAGAACTTGTCGGCTCTTTATATTCCCCACCTTTAAAATAGAATCCAGAGTTTCCAAATTTAGACTCCTTGCTTTCATAGTAAACACAGTCAACGGAAAGGAATTCAAAGTCCATCACCTCGATGAGGTACTCGTCGTATCCAAACGTGCTAGTACCTGAAGCTCTATCAATTCCTCTCTGACCAAAAATCTCTTTGTTGTTGTATGACTTACCCCTTACAGAGCCAGCAATCTCTTCATACTCTTTCTCTGATATCTGATTACCAGCCTGTCTCTTGAGTTCTTGAATGCTTATTCTTTTTACATGAGCACCGTAAACCAAGTCGGACATGTTAGGGTCTTCTGTTTGACTGTGCAGGAATGAAGCGGGGTCTACGTACTTAGTTGTTATTCCGTAGTTAGGGTCGTTCTCTCTTTTGATTACACCCATTCCACAAACAACCAAATCCTCTACAGCTCTCCTGTAAATCGTTTGGTCAAAGTCATTCCAATCTAAAGTCAACGCTGTTCCCAACTGAGCAGCTATCTCAGCATTAGTCTTCATGTTTTGCTCCATGAAAATCTCTGCCTCTTCCGTTGTGTCCGGAAGGATATCAGGGTCAATCCTTGGTTGAAGACCTAATGACTTAGCCTCCATTAATAAGTCCTTGTCTTTAATCGAAGCCTCTACCTCAGCTTTTGCTTCATCCTTTTCCCCCTTACTGATTGGGTCGATGGCATCTACAGATGGATATGGCTTTCTGGAAAGAATCCTATTGACAACTACCTTTACAAACTTAGGTATGATTGGAACAGGGCTCCAGTCTAAGTTAAGTAGAGTCCCGTCACCATTGTTTGGGTCAAGAGCATTTAGAATCTGTTTGTAAACAGACGTGTCTTGTGTTCCGTTAGCGTAGTCTCTGTTCTTTTCAAAGTCCTGCATTCTTTGACTAAGTAGAGAGGTAGACGAATCTCCATTTCCCCACTGACTCTGAATTGCTTTAGCGTACTTTAAACCGTAAGACTTCCCTAGCTTTTGTTCTGGTGACGCAAAGGGGTCTGGAAAGTTTCCGTATTTGGTATTTTTGCTCCCTTGGGTCATGAAATATTTTGTTGGCCTCAAGTGCAAATATAACAATATGCGGCGACCCCTAACTCAGCTTGTACCTTCTGAAGAAAACCTTCTCATCGAACTTAGCCTCTTTCTTTTCTGCCTTGACTTTTTGAGCAGCCAGTAAAGCTAAGCCAGCACTTATCGAAAGGTCATACTTTGTACGCTTGTCTATCTTGAATCCAACCCAATCTTCTAGAGTCCTATTAAAGTACATAGCTCCCGGTTCACCGTCTTCATTTAGACCAACATGATTGTGGATATAGTCCTCTATTGCGGAGGCGTGGGCCTGTATAACGTCCTGTGAATTTGAGGGGATACCCTTCGTTTTTACATTCACCGAAGAGCTAGGAGACTTTAGGTGAGCCGGCCTATCCATTACGTAACCGTCATAACCCCTTGATTCAAAGTACCTTACGATACCGTACTTGTTGTTCTCTATCAGTAACGGGTACCCATAAAACACAGCGGCCATCAATACATCTTCATAGAATATCTTAGCCATCGGTGGTCTACTCGCGTACTCAGCTACAAACATATTGCTAGCCCCATCCAAGTTAAACTTGTTGTATATATGACAAGCACCCTTTGAGCCTCTTCCATCAACAGTAGCATCTAAGTCATAAGAGTCAACCCCTCCACACCCCCTGCTTGGGTTCGAGGGAATCATCTTACCCTTGTTTCTTGTCAGCACGCTTCGCTCAGAACTTTCAGGCATCCATGATACATACCACCTTCCGGCTGGGTTAGGATTAAAAACAACTTGGGTGTCCTTGACACCTCCCCTCCATTGAAAATTACCCTTGACTACTGGGTTAGGGTATAGAGAATCGTTATGCTCTATCTGTTCGTATATCTTACCAATATTAAATAGGCTCCCCTCTACACTGTCCCTGAATGCTTCGTCCGGTGTAAATGGAAATTGACGGATAAGCTCATTTAATTCTTTCGCATCACTCTTAAGAGAATCCCTTTCGTTTCTTAGGAATGTCTTGGAGCCAAAGGTCATCATGTCCCCCTCTAATGTTTTAACCTCATTCTTTGGGTCAGTGATGATTGGGTTTCCATAAAGGTCAAAGAAACCCTCTAACGATTCGTAGGCAGGAATAAACAACCTATACAGGCCTGACACTGTCCTTCCGTTAGCGTTACGTTTAAGCGGGTCTGAATCTCTCCATATCTGTTTGTACTCAGAGCCACCCTTACCCATAGGGTTCACGGTACTCCCTACTAATGCCTTGCCTACTATACGACGGCCTACAATCAAACAGGTCCTCTCTATTCTCCAAGCCTCACGGATGTCAGATGGCTTCTCCCATTTACCTGCCTCGTCCATATACAACATATGAAGCTTCTCTCCGTCATACGCATTGTTCGTAGTGTTCTTCCAGTTGAGGACTGTATTCAATGCATCGCCAGCAAAAGAAGTCTTGTTGTTTTTTGTAATCCTTTTCGAGGGCTCGCGAAAGGCTAGCTCCATTCTTGGATTTGTAGTACCGTCCTGAATAGGTTTGAAGAAAAATGGATAGTGCCTAAACATAGACACCACCTTCTTCATGAAGATATTTTCCTGCGCGTCTTTACCCGTCTTGCTCTGTATTCCGAGAAGCTTGTCTTTAACTTGAGTAGCTTCATCAAGAAGAACAGAGCTACAGATATTAGTGTAGCCAGAACGCCTACACTTAGTATAAAGCTGACCGATGCAACGCGGGTCAGATTCACACGCAGCCATGTGGAGAAAGATGTCACGTTGGAACGCAAGATACGATGGGTATCCAATGTCAATCTTCGTCCACTGTAAGAGCATGTAGTGCCTCCCCGTGATATACGTAGGTTCACCCTTATTGTAAAACCAAAGACCCTCCCTACGCCTTCTAAATTCTTCCTCGATATATGGATGAAACTTCTCTCGAAACTCCTTCGGGGCCTCTGCCCACTCGTCCATACTTCTAAGACGGGACAGTTCTTTTGGCATAGGTACTCTCTCCCACATCTGCAAACTTGCCTCCAGACCCTCTCCTTTGATTCCGTCCTTCGGTATCGAGGGAAGGCAAATGAGAAGCCCGCCAAGTTCGACGATACTTCCGACTGTACCGTTGGGACATATCTTAACAGCAGGCTCTTTATATTCATCTAGATTTAATAAGGTGTCCATTACATTACTTGCCCCCAGCGGTTAGCCTTGAAACTAGGCATACCTGACTTGGGTTCTTTTAAATCCATATATCCTCCACACTCATCACACCTTATGTCGTGCCTCACCTTACCGTCCAACATTTTGATGGATGTGTTGAGCCCCTCTTGCTCGTGGCTGCAATCGTTGCATATAAACTTTGCCATATCTACTTACTGAATTTTTCCGCGAATCCTCCTGAGTAATCTTTCTGTTGCTCGATGCTACCGTTAGACCTCATGTCTTTTACCATCTGTTCAAGCCGCTGCCGTTCCACCAAAAGTTCCTTGCAGTCCACCGCCGTCTGTTTAATACTTTGCAGTTCAGCTTTCCTAGCACTTCCTCCAGCCTCAGGGTCAACAGGTTTTTTAACTTCATCAATCATGTTATCTATTGCAATCTCCATAGACCTCATAAGTCTCTCGGCTGCGTTAATGGTAGTGAACTTACTTGACCGCATATGGGATGTCGTCTGATTTCATACGATAAACTATCGAGCCATCGTCAAGTTTCATCTTGTAATCTCTGTCCTTTAAGAAGCCAACAACATCACCTTTAACTACACCCTCTTTAATCATGTCTATACTAGGTGTAACAACCCTAGCCTCATCCTTTGTTTCTTTAATAACGGATAAGATTATACCGCTGTCTGTCACGTCCTCCGATGCTTCCTCTTCTAAGGGCTCTAAGAAGACCCAGTCAGCCAGCATATGAATATCTCCTTCCGAATCCCTATAAGCTATAGCGTGACTACCCCTCTTGTTTTGATTGTCATATATAGCCATATAGATTCCTTCTGATTCATCAATCACATTGGAGGCACCTGAAGTTACGTGGTGATGAAAGAACAAAGTGTCTCCCGGCTTGGCTCCGGTGTTGTGCTTAGAGGGGGCAGATATTATTTCCCCATAACATACTCTGTGTTCAAATTCGTTGAACCTAGTATCTAAGAAGATTTCTTTATCGCCAAGCTTTAGGGTTCCTGTTGATTTATTAGGAACCTTAACGAAGAAGTGATTTAATGTCTTCATTCAAAATTACAATCGTATTCAATTAAAAGTGGTTGGTTCTCAACCGTCTTCCAAATATACGTTGAATCTTCGTCCTCTAGGTAAACATGATACCTTCTTACATTATACTTATATAGTGAAGCATCATCTTCTTTGATGGCGATTACCTTAGCACCACCAGCCTTCATGCCTACATAGTAAGCCATAGCGTCCTTGGGGTTTGGCCCAATGACAATCTTTCTAATTACATTCATATCTCTTTAGTTTAAAAAGAGACCCGGTAAATCAATTTCGTCTTCTTCACGTCCACGATGAAACGCTTCAACTTGAAGTGTAACAAACTCGTCAAACTCATCCGTGTCTCTACAATTGTGACCATAAGCCAAGCTCCATTTATTAGCTTCCTCGCCCTCTTCTTCTAAGTACCCAAAAGCTGTACTATACACCAACTCACCAGAGTGCTTGTACTTCTCTGCTATCTGTTCAACCTGAGCAAGCAAATCAGCAACCTCTTCAAACATAGCCTTCTTTAAAATGTCATCCATGATAATAAGATACGAATTATGGGGCAGGCATAACTAATACAGCAGCTACTGTAGTGCTAGATGTTGTAAGATTAGCGGTCACTAACCAGTTAGTAGAGTCTACAGCAACAATATCGACAACATCGCCCTGACGACCACCGCTACTAGTCGAATCAGGGTCTAGATTTATTTCGTTGCGAGAGTTGTTCTGGGTCACGGTTCCCACTCTAGATTGACCAGTAGCTGAGTTAGAAGTTACAACAGCCTTACCATAAACATAATCACCTGTTGCTGTGACAATACTTATGTTTCCAGTATTCGCTCCAATAATGATGAATTTAAAAACAACTCCGGGAGCCGCAGCAGGCAATGTAATAACAAACCCACTAACAGAGTTTAAGTAATACGTGCTTCCAGAATTACTGGCAAGGAGAGTGGTGCTTGTACTAAGCTGGTTGATTGTTTCATTACCCCTCCCAATAGTAATTACGTTGCTTGCTCGACTGTAACTCAAGCCGTCAGTTGCAGCCAGTGTAATCGTAGTGCTTGATGCGTCAGCGGCTTCGATGGTTATGGTAGGCGCAGCACTTCCACCAACGGTTGTGCTAACCGTAGAGTTAGATGGGAAGGTTCTATACTCGATTGCTTTTGTGCTGTCATTCCACACTAAAGCCTTTGAACTTGAACTACCCCCTGTAATAGTATTAACCTGCAAAGCAGCTGCCTTTACGGTGGATGTAGATAAAGACAGAGCTGATTCATTTCCAGAGCCGTCTTGAATAACCTTTAGTGTTCCGGTAAAGTTACCCGCATCACTGGTTTTAAGCAACCCAGTGTATGTATCTTTCAATCTAGTTCCGCTAAGAGTAGCCATGTTCTTAAATTTGAAACAAATATACTACTAATGAGTAGACATCATCCGGTTAGGAAGAGAAGGGAATTTAGCAAACTGAACAAGAGATATGTAAAGAAGAATGAGTTGAAGAAACTATCTATGGTTATGAGAGACATCAGGCTTAACTATGATATAGGTACAGCTGAAATAGAGGCTATGCTCTTTTGTTATGACTACGAGTTCTTTACCGTTGACCACCTAGCCAAGGCAATGAAGAAGAGCAGGAGTAAGCTGTATGAAAGAACGGTAATGCCTCTACAACAAAAGGGATACCTAGAAGTAATTCATCACGGAAAGGGAATAGACTCATTCGTTAACGCTATGTTTCACGAAGCAGGTCATCACAAGAATAGACTTGGTTTGTCTCAGTCGGGAAGAATTCTAGTTCAAAGAATATACAGAAAGCTAGAAGGGGGAGAACCTATAAAACTATCCTAGCTATCAAACCTTAGTCTGTAACTTCCGTACTGGTCTTCAAAATTTTCATTATACCCAAGTATCTTAGATATGTAGTCTCTAGTCTCAAGGGGTAATTCTTCAATCCAGTCAAGAGATTCATATATATCCTTGCCCTGTTCTTTAGCTTTGTTAAGCACGCGAACTGTAGCTGTAGGGCCATAGTTATATGCTGCCAATGCTTTAGCAATCTTAATCTCATCAGAGCCTTTATTCCAGCTCCTGTTCATTAGACTATTCATATAAACCTGTTGCGCTTCTTTCGAGTGCTCAGGGTTGAATGGGTCGAAATCTTCTCGAAGCATTCCCTTCTCCTTTAGGTACTGCTCTGTTCCGGGCATTATCTGAGCTAATCCTCTCGCACCAGCTGGAGACTCAGCCAAGGGGTTTCCCGTGGATTCCTTATATATCTGTCTGTCCAGAATAGAATCAAAAGACTTCGCTCCGCTTGGAGGCCAGTCTACTAAACCACCCTCTCTCATGCTTACTCTGGAGACCCTTTGAAATTTTTTTCCGCGTTTTACAAGCATGGGCACAATATACGGAATCTTAATGCGTTGTATAAGGGAACCCCATAACACAATTCATTATGAAGAATTTATTTTTTATCCTAGCAATCGCATTGGCAATCGTAAGCAACGCTCAATCCCTTAATAGTATCCTCGATGGTATTTACGCACCAACAGAAGAGAACGCACTTAGCACACCCCTACTACTAAGTATGAAACCACAGAACGGAATACCGCACGAGGTTCTCGTAATCCGGGCCGTGGGCATGAATCCAGACTCAATCTTTGGAGACGTACTAGACCCGAACTTGGGTACCTCGCTGGAAACGTACACCGTATTCCACGGAGCAGACGTATTAGCCTTACCTCTTTTTGAGAAAGGTATCTACACCATCCTTTGCTTAGACGAGGATGGAAACAACGTAGGAGAGGGAGTACATATCGTCGTGAACGAAAACTTCATTCAGGGAGTCATAGATACAGGATACGCAGAAAAAAGAAGCAGCCTAATCGTATCGACTAGACCTCTTCGTATTGGTCGGGATAGAACCGAGTTCGTTTCCTTCAACTGATTACATTCCACCTCGCAGACCGGGAACGACCTTAGGGAGGTCTCTTTCTCTCTCGTACTTAACGGGAGCGATGTTGAGTTTAGCTCTGAGGCCGTCCATGTCTTCGGCACCAAACTCTCCCATCAACGATTTGTTGTAAGAGCCTTGGTTCATCTCAGGGAAAGTGACACCTTTGTCACCGCCCTCCACAGCGATACCAGCCATACGATATGCCTGCATCATGTTATCCGCGTCAGGGAAGATTTCCATGAGGTCTCTCGGATTGATTTGCTTTACTCCATCTTCTGTTCTCATGAAGACTGCTGCAATCTCTTTACCCGATGGGTCGTCACCGCGATTGTCAAACCCAGAAGCCACGAAAAACTTTCTAGGTGGGTCTCCCACTTCTCCGCCTTTATCGTATTGCTGTACGACACCTCCGCCCATCATCTCATACATCTTACCACCTTGGCCCATCTCAACCTTGGCACCATATTCGGCCCTATTCATCTTCATGCCGTACATGGCTTTCTTGAGGTCATTACCCCCTTTGCCATCTGCTGCAAAAAACGGGACTTCTTTGCCCCCAACTTTAACCATTTTCATATCGCAAATATAGTTGTTGTTTAACTTCTTAAATCTGTGTCGTGTTTACGAGAACCCTTTATGTAGCTGTTGACCCTGCCCATTGCCCAAGCTGCCATTGGCGCACCTCTCCTTGAGCCAGACGAAAGCCAAGCACCCTGCCCACGTCGGTAAACTTGCTTTAGGGTTCCGAAAGAAATTCCGGAACTCTTGGCTTTCTTTTGTAGCGTAGACGAAGTTGCTGAACTAATTGGCTTAGCCTTTACTTTAGTACCTGTCTTCGCCTCTACTCGCTTCTTAAATAGAGATAGCTTGATACGCTTGCCAGACTTGTAGTCCTTCGCCATCTTCTTCTTGTTGTCGGCATCCTCCTCTACAGTGGCTTTGATTTCTTTACCCTGTCCGGGGTCGGTATACTTCGTTGGTAGTCCCAACTTATACGACTGTTTTCTCTTACTTGCCATGAGTAGCTATCTTAAACGATGCCTTCTCTACAGCTCCGGGGTGCGAATTATCATCCCCCTCCATTAAATAGTATCTACCCTGCTCCTCCATCCAGTGATATCCAGATGGGGATGGTACATCTACTTTCTTTGAGGAAACTTTTAATTTACCTCTCTCTGATTTTTTAGCTGTCTTCATGATTTCATATTAGGTGCGGGTAATCCCTTTGACTGACGCTTCTTCTCCTGAGCAATAACAGCTTTTAGTGCGTCATCTTTGCGACCACTAAGTAACCATGTCATAGCATAACCCTGCATTACCTTATCAGGTATAGCTGTATCAGGGAAGGCTTTGCCCATGTGAACCGCCATGTCCTTTAGGTTAGACTCTTTGGTGATTGGGTCACCCTTTACCTTCGCTCCCTTCTGTGCCCGTTTGTATTGCATGGCACAAATATAATTATTTACTGAGTCCCCAATTATGGTTTGAATCAGAGATATATTTTTTAAAATCAATATCCTTTATATAGAGACGCATGTTGTTTCGCTGGGTCTTTACTTTGGAGGGGGTTTTGAACGCAAGTTGTATGAGTCTATTACGATGTATGTCCGATTGCCATATCAAACTCTTATCGTTTCCGGCTAGAACAACGTCACGTAATTTATACTCGCGCTTGGATTTGCCGTCAAACAATACGACATCACAAAGATGGATAGGGTCTTTCATAGACCTATAACGTAATTAGCTGTGGGTTATTGTAGTTGGTTCTTAGCCAACAAAACTTTCAGCTCTTGGACCTCTCTGAGCAATTGCTTTACGTCCTCCTTCATCTCCCCGTTATCATTCTCAAGTGCAATCACTCTTCCCTTCAGATGCGCGTAATCGGAGCTGTGTTTAATCCACGTACCAACTATCGAACCCGCAATGATAATCATTTCAAATTGCGTCAATGTGTCCATGCTACAAAAGTAATAAAGAAAGGGACCGGCAAATGCCAATCCCCCTCCCTATCTAACCAAATGAATTATAGGAGATTAGCCACTACAGCTCTCGCAGTCCTCTGGGGAATCTATGTTACAGGTAATCTCTCCGCTCTCTAGTTTGTCTTCTGACTCTTTAAGCTTCTTAGGGTCAAGGAATGATATGTCGAACTCTTCTTCTTTCATAGTATCTGGGGTTAGGGCACAAGCATCCTCTTCTCACGTACTTAGTTAATACGATTATGATAGCCGAGTTTATAAAAATGCTGGGAGCTATCTAAAGAACTCTTGAATGCGGCCACCGCAAGCATTCGAAGATGTTCGTTCGTTCGCTAAGCTGATGCGAAGTTACACGAAAAAAATGACAAAGTCAAGTCCTTTTCCTGTTTAGTATGAATTCAACTGTCCACTTGAATGCGAAGAAAGTGTAAGCTCCAAGTATGCTATATGCTAAAAAAATCATCACGCAAAAATACACATTTCTTTTAATTGATGATACAGCTACACCCGGTTTTTTTGGGAGTAATGTTTACTAGTGGGATTATACATACATAGGGACGATTGGCTGAGCAAACCGAAACGCATTGCACAGACCCACCCCCACAAACTTTCTCAGGGTTGCGCTAAATGTTTTGGCTTTTTGGTCCAGCCTATCCGGTGAGCACATCGCATCTATATCAACCTAAGGGATACGCCAACCAATGACAGATGGAATCGATTCACTATCGAGCACCGAAGACCTCAGGTACAATCATCCCCCTTGCGTTAGTCAATCATATAGTACTACCCATGTGTGGGATGTTAACATCTGTTGGCAAGTACTGGATACTAGAACAAGATTGATATCCGTTATAGAACCTGTAACGCGATAGCTAAATAGATATAACATAACCCCTAACACACTGATAATGAGTAAGTTAAACATCACATTCAAGAGAGGCATCAACACGATGGACCTGAGAGCCGCGGGATACGGAGTCATCCAGCAGAAGGTCACCGACGTATTCGTCGATGGTGAATTCAAGATGTTCATCGCAAAGGACGAAGTGCTCAAGGAGTACACTGCATACGAGGACAATGACAGCGAGATGTTCGCTGGAGGATTGACCTTGAGAGAGTGCAAGGAGAACGTTGAGCGCGTCCTGTTGAAGGAGGCTCGTGAGGACAATCAAGACGCATACGAAGACGCGTTACTTGAGCGGCGCTTCATGCGCAGCGTCAAGGATGTTTGCACTACTCCAAGTGAGCGGTTCGAGGCTCAGGAAGCCATTGATATCGCACAGGCTAAACTGGATGCATTGCAGTCTGAATTCGAGGCGATACTGGACCGCCTTAAGGACCTTATGCCTAGCCACGCACGGAGCGCGGCGCAAATTAGATTGGGCTCTGCACAATAAAGTAAATGTTGAATCCGTTATAGCTGTATAACTAAAACCCCGATAGAAAATGTGGATTGATGACAACGTTAGTTTGGTGTGCATTGAAGCGATGGCACTGGAAAACATTAAAAATGATAGTGAAATGACTCAGCGACAAAGAGCAATGCTCAAGGATATTCAAGAAGGAGAAAACGACGGAATCGGAATGGGTTACAGCGAATTCGACGGCACAGGACTCACACCAGAGGAGAAAGGCGTTCTCGGTTCATTGGTTGCAGCCGGATACGTTTACAACTCATTCGAAGGGCAAGAAGGATTTGAGCCGATGTACTGCTCTACCATGAAAGCACCGAGACTGATTGACGAAAGCATGCATGACCACACAATAAAGTGAGATTGAGGAGCGTTAACATTATAGAAACAGGGGAGGCAATCCAGTCTCCCCACAAATTGAAAGAGCATGGCTAAAGTAGATATTTATAAGAAAGTGACTGACCGAATCGTAGAAGGTTTGGAGTCAAAAGGTCTCCAGTGGTTTCGTCCTTGGAGCGGAGGTGACGGCATGATGTCTCCAATCAATAACTCGACTGGCAAGGCGTACAAGGGAGTCAACACCCTGTTCCTATGCGTAGAGCAGATGGAGCATGAGTATCCGCACAACGAGTGGTTGACATACAAGCAAGCTGTTGCCAAGGGGGGGCAGGTTCGCAAGGGAGAGTCAGGCACATGGATTGTCTTCTGGAACATCGTATTCCGTGGAGAGGACGGCAAGTTCTACCGAAAGCATCAGGATATCCCGAACGGCATGAAGTACGACAAGATTTTCACTCCTCGCTCTTGGAACGTATTCAACATCGCCCAGTGTGATGACATTGAGCCGAGACGCAAGCCTGTTGCTCCAGTCGAAGGTGTGGGCGAATTCACACCGATTGACAAGGCTGAGAGAGTTTACAAAGAGCAGTACCCGAAGGACAATCGTCCAAGCCTGTCTCATGGAGGAGAGCGTGCGTTCTACGTTCCGTCACGTCACCATGTGCAGATGCCGAATCCAGAGACGTTCGTCACCAACGACGATTACTACAAGACCTTGTTCCATGAGCTGGTTCACAGCACTGGACACGAAACAATCTTGAAGCGACTAGACAAGGTTGCAGCATTCGGAAGTGATGCGTACTCCAAGGAGGAGTTAGTTGCTGAGATTGGGAGTCAGTTCCTTGTGGGCCTCACTGGAATCAGCCCAAAGGATGATGAGCAGAATAGTCAGGCATATATCAATGGATGGGTTAAAGAGCTAAAGGATAAGCCAAAGATGGCCCTGTCAGCCGCGACCAAAGCGATGAAAGCTGTGGACTACATGCTGGACGAAAAAGAGGAATCATGAGCATCGAGGAGCTACAGGAGTTATACGGATTGGAGTGGATTGACTATGTCGATTGCCTCTAGGAGAGCGTTAACATTCGTTCACATACTACGCACAATAACAAGGAGAGTCCTGCGTTATTACTATAGAGGTTCAATTAAACACATTAAGATATGATGAAAGCAACAGGAAGACAGCAACACTTTAGCCTTATAGGATTCGTTCCCTCCCCTATGGAGATGAAGGTTCGAGATAGCATTCGGCTACTCTACACCAACATGCCCGGAGTCAACGTCGATGGTGTCAGCGCAAGGATGGAGTTTGAATGCAAGAAAGGTGGATTCCGAACCAAGGTCAACGTACACCTTACCATAATGACTGGCAAATCACCGAATATGGTCCTTAGCTGCGATGTACCAACAGCTATGGCTCTTATGGATATGTATGGTCTGCGTCATCCGTTTGACATGCTGGGACTGGAGTGCACTTTGTTGAGCAGAGACTACAAGAAATCGTATGAGATTCTACGGACTCGTACACAATCCATAGCATCATGAACAAGCCGTTTGACAATTCTCCGAACCCCTTTCTACAGCTAAACCTGTCGATAGAAGAGATTGTAGAAGCATACATATTTTTCAGCGATGCCGACCACGAGGCCCAACTACTTGTGATTGAGGCACTTGACAAGTCATACAACGTAAGAGACTTAATTAACTTTCGTTAACAACACAAGCACAATAACAGCAAACCTGCCGCGTTATTACTACAGAAGCAGTTTAATCTTTTAATCTAATTGACATGAGTAAATCTAAATTCACACCACAGGAAGCGTTAGCGCAAATCGAGAGCAAGCTCTTGGGAGATAACGAGTCACGACAATCTATCGTGCTATCAGTATTGAAGCAAGAGGTGGAGAAGACCAAAGACCAATTCGGAGTCCCGCAAATATGGAAAGATTTCCGAGAGTACAGGGTAGCTGTAAAGCTATCGTTGATTGCAGAGTTTCCCAATATCGTGGAGCTAATGGAGTCTCTGCCTCTACTTAATGATAGTGACTGGGATACAGACGCGCCTCTCAAGCTAGCTGTCAGGGAATACAGGGAAGCAAATCCCAGCCGTGTATGGTACAAGTCAGCGTTCTTGGCGGAACTGAGTCGTATTGACTACGTATTGAACCATGAGCTGAAGCACACCAGTCAGTACCTAGCCAACGTTGACCGCTCACTTCGAGAGATAGAGGAAGACATGCAGGACGAGGCAAAGTCTAACTTCAAGCGTAGCGAATACCTGAAGCGAATCAGTGCTGGAAACTACGAGGTGAAGGAAAGCTTCATGGATACGCTTGACAGCGTAGTCATAAACGGAGTTATTGTCAATCTTAAAAAGGACTCTGATAACGTATGGGCATTAAGTATAGATGGTATAGTTCTCACATGGTACGACACGCTTCGTGATGCTGTAATGTGCTTGGAAGAGCGGTTAGCTATCAATGAGAAGCGATGTATCGAAGAGGCTTTCAATGCCATCAAGCAAGGTAAGAGCGAAGGAGAGGCAGTCACTAGTCGTGGTTTCTCAAGAGGGGAGTTTGAGATTCTCCTTGAGGTCAAAGGTTTATCAAAGCCCGATGTATCCAAGTTTCATGTCATCAAGGGAGGATGGAGAGTGTACGATGTTGTTGAGGCTGGCGAAGCTCAATCTCATGCCAGTGATGTAGAGATGGAAAAAGTCACCTCTGGTGATGGTCTATCATACAGCGATGCAGAAGCGTTGTGCAATCACCTCAGGAACGCTAAGAGTAATGCATCAGCCATAAGCTTTCAGCAGAATCGGGTTTCTGAATTAGTAGCTTCCCTTGACGAGGCTGAGGAAAAGCTCAAGGATTTGATGCACGCGAAGTCGATTATATCTCATCGCGGAGAGGAATGGGACGTGGTCTTAAACTCTAACCAACAGGTTAACATCCGTTAACAAACGACGGACAATATTTCAGAACTCGGTGCGTTCTAACTATAGAAACACCACAAAACAATTCATCATGAATATCAACTGCAATTCCAAAGCGTTAATCCCAGACACAGCTCAGCTGACTGGAATGATTATGAATTACGAGGGAGGTTTAGCTAGTGCTGATAGCGTACTGGAGCTGTTCTCTGTGCTAATCCAAACCGGATTAGTGTGGAGTCTACAAGGCAGCTATGGTCGCACTGCTAGGCACCTCATCGACGTAGGAAGTTTATCCGAGGATGGCACAATAACTCACGAGTTCCTGCCGTTCTAAATGTAGAACCATTAATAATAGAATCATGAGCTACGAATCATTCAGAAACAAAGAGACTTGGTTGCTAAATGTATGGGGATACATTGATGAGATTGCCAGTGTTTGGCAAGAGACAGAAGCTGTAAATGATGCAATGACAATTAACATCACACCTCAGTATTGCCAAGATGTATTTGACATGCTAATAGAAAGCACCTACGAAACCATTCCCAACGGAGTCCTTAAGGATTTCATAGACCACAGCCTACAATCAATAGATTGGAACGAAGTGTTAACGCATGTTAAAGACACAATAACAGAAAGTTAATCACGTTAATACAGTATAACCCCTTTAATTTAATTCACATGAATACGGAAACAGATAGAAACTTTAGTCTCACCCACGGCCCTGAATCAGGAGTCCTTAAGATTACCATAGGCAAGCTCACGTTATCAGTTACAACTATCAACAACAGACATGAAGCTGTAGTTTTTAGTGAGAGCGGTGACACGGTCAGCCAGAAGAATGGAATCACAGACTTCATGGAGGTAGTTCATATCATGTGGAATCTTGAACGCTTGTCAAATTTGAACCGATGAGTAATAACACAGAAGAATTAGCTGTATCAATAGGATACATAGGGATATTTTTAATCTTAATCTATTTAACCTTAACTCAATGAACATAACAGAAGAACAACCACTAAAAGAGCATGACAGGATGTTCAAACTGCACGACAGCGAGTCTGTTTGCAAACGTTTTTTAGACGCTTGTAGGCAATACGATGCAGGTCAACTTACAGTGCCAGAGTTCACTCAAAAGTGCATGGTGATTAACGATGACGCTGAAAGACTTGGCTTGACCGGCACGCTTAATTCATTGAAATCATGAACAAAGCCTTTCACATGTGGAAAAAAATGTGTGCAAACATGTTGATAATGTCGAGGAAAACCTCGAACTTTGTAGAACAGGCACACACAGAGAGGAAAGCATACAACAATCTGATTCGACAACAGAGCGTATTGCTTGATGAATACGAGGACTTAATAAAAGCCTATGATGAGAACAATAAAGATGTTGATAGCATCTCCGATAGTAATCCTCTGCATACTGCTCCAACCAGTAGTGATGCTTCAGATGAGGTTGATTAAAGAAGTTGAATCCCTAATTAAATAACATGAGCAATCATAAATTCAAGACCACGAACATTCGTGGCAAGCAGTACGTAGAAGTAAACGAGCGTATCAAATTCTTCCGAGCTGAACAACAATACAATTTTTGGACCATCTCAACCGAGGTTACCATACTGGATAACAATGAAGAGTGTATCTGTAGATGCGTAATAGCAGACCTAGAGCAGCGTGTCATAGCGACGGGACATGCGCATGAGGTAAAGGGTAGCAGCAACATCAACAAGACTAGCTACGTGGAGAACTGCGAGACTTCGGCTATTGGTAGAGCGTTAGGGGTGTTAGGTATTGGAATTGACACATCCATAGCTTCAGCGAATGAGGTAAAGGATGCAATTGCTAAGCAATCAGCACCGGAAAAACCTAAGAAGGAGTCGTCCGTAGATGATGACTACCAGAAAGCTGTTGACTATCTCAAGAAATCAGATGACAAGATGGACTCTTGGTCTAAGATTGAGAAGCAGTCGAAGACTAAGTTCAATGACGAGCAGTACAATCGTCTCGCTGAATACGCTAAGTCGTAATGTTATCCATCAAGTTAGCCGAGGCAGTAGGTAAGGGTCACTTATCATACAGCTCAATCAAGTACGCCTTGCAAGACATGCGTCTGTGGGAGATGTACATGAGGGGACAGCTAAGGAAAGAGTCTCCAGCGTTGGCGTTTGGCAGCATGTATGACTGCATGTTGTTTACCCCTGAAGATTTTGATAAGCAGTTCTCCATACTCAATGACAAGGAGAAGTGTGATGAGATAGGAGGCAGAGCTCCCAAGATGACTAACAAGTACAAGGCTTGGGTCAAAGACTATGAGGAGGACGCAGAACAACGTGGAGTCAGGTTGGTGAGCGAGGAGGATTACAAGAAATCTCTTGAGATGATTGAAAGGTTGAAGGTCACTGGGGTGTATGACAAATACCTCGTTGGTGACTATCAATATGAATTCAACGAAGAGATTGACGGATGTCCGGTTAGAGGATTCCTCGATTGCCTTGGGAGTGATTATGTATCAGACAGCAAGAGCACAATGTCGCTCGATAAGTTTAGGTACAATGTGTTCAGCTTTGGATATGACATTCAAGCTTACATATACATGGAGGTTCTCAAGAAGGAGAAGTTCTATTGGGTAGCACAAGAGAAGGCTTATCCCTTTGCAATTGGTGTTTATCAGGCAAGCGAAGAAACATTACAATCTGGTGCTGATAAATTCAACAAGGCGGTAGACAGAATCAACTACTACCTAGACAATAAAAAAGAAACGGACACGTTTTTTAAATCAGGAATAATCTAATGACTGCACAAGAACTCATATTAAAATCTAACCTTCACTTCGGTATTGACGTGAGCCTACCTACAGCTTTTGGAAAGGGGGCGTTCAATGAGCGTTGCATGACGGCATACTACGCCATCAATGAACTTCACATGCCATACAAGGAGTTGGGTTTAGCTATGGGTTCTGACAACTTAGAGTTGCGTATGATGTGGTTATATGCAGAGGGAAACATGGGAGTTGTACAATCCCGTAACCGGTACAAAGAATATATTTTAAACCTTTAATACTTCACCAATTATGGCTGAAAAAAAAGAAAACGTGTACGTGGGCTACGTCAATGCCCCACGAGTAGAGACTAGAATCTCTTTTACATTGGAAGAGCTTGAATCAATGAAGCAATATGCTACAGCGAAAGGGCGAGTGTATATTGATGTGCTTGGAATCCCGGACAAGGAGGACAATCGACGGATGAAAGCTTTCTGCTCAGTGTATGACCCGAATAGCGCAAGCGAGCAACAACGAAAGCTCGACAAGCAAAGCACTAATGATGTGCCATTCTAAATAAAAGTCAAGGGAGAGTTACGATTAAAACCCTCATCCGTTAACGTGATTGTTTGAAGACACGCACGTCAGAAGGGTCTCTCCTACCTGCCTTCGTAGCTCAGCTGGATAGAGCAACTGTCTTCTAAGCAGTAGGTCATAGGTTCGATTCCTATCGAGGGTACTTTTGAAAGCCGCGCACCTAATTAAATCTTTACCTTGTCGGGTGAGGTGGGGTGTCCAGTCTTTTACTTTGAATTTAATTGTAGAAGTAAAGGGTTAAGTCAAGAGGTGCGTGGTGTTAACCATGAACTTGTTATGGACATCAAAGACTGACAGCTCGGAAAGTCGAGCCTTAATTGAACATAATAAAACACATATAAATGGACATTTTCAGGGAAGTTTGGAACGAGTATTGTAGTGAGTTGAGTTGGTCACCAAATCTCAACTCTAGGATGAGACCGGAAGTTGAAATGAGAGCTGCATTTGCCAATGCATCCGCACCTTTCTTTCACACTTCTGTGTGTGCTAAGATTTTTAATAAAGACAGGACCACCATCTCTCACTACGTAGTAAACCATGAATGCTACTACATGAACAGCCCTGACTATCGCTCCGCGTTTGATGTGGCATCGAGAATAATTACAGAGAGGATTGATAACATGCCTAAGGAAAATCTTACCTTAGAGGCACAAAATTTCTTAAGACCCCATGAGCAAGTTGACACAATCGAAGGACTCATTGAAACACTCAAAACCTTCAAAGAAAAAATTCAATACCGATTACGATACGGTAAATCCAAATCACTACAAGAAAGGAGGGCAACAAGTGTGGCATATGATGCTAAAGATTTGGGGAAGGGAAGCTTACATGGCTTTCTGCGAGATGAACAGCTTCAAGTACAGGATGAGAGCGGGTTCGAAACCAACGTCAAGCATCGAAGAGGACCTAAAGAAAGCGCAGTGGTATGAAAACCAGATAGAGGAACTGCGCAATGAAAAGCAAGAGAGTAACAATATATCCGACAATCTATCGCACACAGGACGCAGTGATTACGTCCCTAGATACAGTGCTAACGAGGATTAAAGATGGAAAGAGCCGACCAAAGGTTGAGTTAATAAGGAACGGAGATAAAAGTCATAAGCAAGAGCTTCCGGCGGTTTGTTTTAGTGGTGTGTTTGAAGATGGTCAGCGCAGTGACGATACGCTAAAGTATCACAGCGGCCTTATCATCCTAGATTTTGACCACGTTGACGCGAACAGAGCTAAGTCAGCCCTAGCTGGAGACAAATACATTATGTCTTGTTGGTCATCACCAAGCGGTGACGGAGTCAAGGCTCTTGTGGAGGTAACAAATACCGAGAGACATAGAGACCACTATCGCTCTTTAATAACATACTTCGATAAGCAGTATGGGCTAGAGCTAGATAGCACAGGAGAGAATGAAAGCAGGTTGTGCTTTGAGTCGTATGACCCAGACATCGTAATCAAGAATGAGTACGAGCGATATGGAGGCATGCTCTCCGAGCGTTCCCAGCATCAAGAAGTGAAAGGCACGGGCGGTAAGACCGACTTTAACAAGGTCAATATAGCTGCTGCCATGATTGCTAAAGCTCCGGATGGAGAGAAGCATTCTGTTCTTGTGAAGGCTGCCAGTCTTATGGGTGGTTACATAGCTAGCGGTATTGTCGAAGAGGATGTAGCGAGATGGGTGCTTGAGAGAGAGATATCAAAGAGAGATATAGATAACATCGAAGCCGCTATCAATACTATTAATGATGGTATTGCGAATGGTAAGAACCTTCCAATTGGGGAGGTGATAAGCAACGAGGAGAAGGTTCGTAGAGAGATGAAGCTCAACGATGGCGATATGTCATTCGTAAGTAGTGATGATGTTGACTATGACTGGATTGAAAACTATGTGGATGGCAACATCCCTCTTGGATTATCTACAGGGAACAGTCGGGTTGATGAGCATTTTGTTTTCAAGAAAGAGTTTGTTATGATTAACGGTCACAGCAACATAGGTAAAACAACATTTGCTCTTTGGATGATGGTTGCCAGTGCCATGAATCATGATTGGAGGTGGGTTATTTACAGCTCTGAAAATAGAACGGCAGCAGTCAAGATGAAGCTTGTTCAGTTTGCTCTTAATAAAAAGATAAGCAGCACTACATATCAAGAGAGGGCGCATGCACGAGAGTGGGTTGAGAATCATTTTATTGTGATTGACAACAGTAAAACTTACAGCTACTCAGATATCATTATATTTTGTGAGAAAGTTCACAGGCAGCAACCTATTGATGGCCTCTTCGTTGACCCTTACAACAGCCTCAAGATAGAGATGAGTGCGGGTAGAGGTGTAGGTCCTCATGAGTATCACTACGAAGCAGCATCAGAATTCCTGACCTTTAGCAACAATATGGATGTAGCTGTATGGGTTAACGCGCATAGCATTACGGAGAGTCAAAGAAGAAAGGGAGACGATGGATTACAGGTAGCCCCTTATGCTGAAGACACAGAGCACGGTGGTAAATGGGTTAATCGTAGCGATTGTTTCATCACACTACACAGAAAGATACAGCATCCAGATGTGTTGATGCGTAGATGCGTGGAGATGCACGTTAGGAAAGTGAGAGAGGTAGATACCGGAGGAAAGCCAACCTCATATCATGAACCATTGATGTTTGAATTCAACAGTACACAGAGTGGTTTTGCATTGCGCGGTCCCGAACCATTGTTATTCACATCGCTTGGTGAAAAAGTTGTTGGCAAACAAATCAGTATCTAGCCTTACCTTTTAGGTTATGGCTAAAATTCGAAGGAGTAAAACAAAGCCTAGCAAGAAAAGAAATTTAAATCGTGGCGGTGTAAATCTAAAGTCAACGCTAGAGACTTACTGTTACGATAAATTAAGAGAGGCTAAGCTTAAGTTTAATTACGAAGGCGAGACGTTTCAATTGATGGACTCTTTTAGATATCCCGGTATATACTATAAGTCAACAAGGGGTAAAGATGTTCTCGTTGATGCAACAAACAAAGTGGCTCTAGGAATAAAGTACACACCTGACTTTGTTAGCCACGAACATAAGTTCATCATAGAGACAAAAGGATTCGTTCCGTCTCAACACACCTTCCCTTTGAGGTGGAAGCTTTTCCTGAAGTACATGGTTGAAAATGATATGGATGACTACATGTTATTCATCCCTAAGAATAAAAAACAGATAGAGCATGCAGTCTCTGTCATAAAAAAAGAGATAGATGACCGAAGCTAAACTCAGTCAATTATACAGCTACTGTACCATCGAGATACAGAGACTGACTACAGAGCTTTATGAGCAACTCCACGAACCTGAGGGGATGCCAGACAGTAAATACGAGGAGACTCTGGAGAATGTAAGGAAATACAAACGTCTAATTGTTCTTGAGCTTGAGGCAATAAAGCACGCCGTTCGAGAGTTTAACAACCATGATAATGGGAAGCAGCTTCAAAAGTGATAAGGAATGGGGCGATTACATAGAGCTTGTATGGGCTAATTGGCTGCACTCACACACCGGTGGTGACACGTTCGAACACTCTAACGGAAGAGTACCGGGATGGGACTTGAGGAACGAAAGGACTGAAAGAAAGCACGAGGTTAAATGGGACGCTGCCGGAAGGTCGCCTTGGAAGAGTTACGGTAATGTCCGTCAACCAACGGGAAACATCTTCATCGAATATAAAAATCCTACTACTAATGTTGATACAGGAATCATGGCATCTGAGTCAAACATATGGGCGCATATTGTTAAGGTGTCTGACAGCTTTGTAGAGGATTCTTCTTTCGACTACAGTGCTTGGGCCTATGTCTTTTCATTGCCTAAACTTAGGGAGTTCTGCAAAGAGGTGGGCCTTCGTTCTCGTGAAACAACAAGAGACATAGGTAAGAAGGGCAAGCCTAATGCTAAGGGGTGGCTGCTTCCAATTGATATGATTCTATCAAACAGTAAGGAGTGTGGTTTGATATTGAGAGCTGACATTACCCCTTATCTTTACTCCTCAGAAAAATTTTAATATGAGTCACCTGAAAGAATTTAACTCACTGCGAGATGCAGTGAATGAAGTAATGGACGCAAGTGTAGAGGCTACTGACCGGAAGAGAGTAAATGTTGAGGCGAGAATGGTGTTCTCTAAAATATTAGTTGACAAGGGCCATAGTAAATCAATGGTAGGCAGATACCTTAATAAGTCTCACTGCCTAGTTATTCACTACTGCAATCAGTTTAAGGACTTAGTTGTTTATGACAAAAGACTCAAGGTCAAGTACGAAACTGTCGTTGATGTTTATCATGAAAATTACGACCCTATTTACAACATGACTAGGGCTGATATGAAGGAGCTGATATTTAAACAGCGGAGAGAGCTAAAGGATTTTGAGAACGAGCTATTCAAACAGGATAAAGTTATTAAAGAGTTGAGTCGTGATGAAGATACCGGATACGACAGGCTAGAAAAACTGCATAACCTCATCAGGGAAAAGGTTCCTGTAGGAAAAGAAGACATCCTTTATAACAGAATAAATATCTTTCTCAATGGCCTATACAGTTAATGACATCCATAAAATAGTGGAGTTTAAAAGTTGGACAGACGAGAAGAAGCTGTCTGAACTCCTTAGGATTGATGCCGCTTTATACTGCTCGCTTGGCACCGACTCAACCAAAACGGAAAGAGATTTAGTAAAGTCTAAATCAAGGACAATATACAAGGCTATTAAAACGTTTGACCAATCAACTGGAGAGATGTTTCTCCGTGCAATGGACATGAAATAATGACTGAAGAATTTATGACTGGCTTGCTCAAGCACAAGCACGAGCAGATGATGGATATGCTGATTGAATCAGAAGCACTTCTTGCTGATGGGTTTCATCAAGCAATCATTGGGCACACACAGGGTTTTAATGTGATAGCTGTATATGATTATGACTTGTGCATTCACATACTAATGGAAAGAGATGAGATGGATTGCCAAGATGCGATTGATTTCATGGAGTACAATGTTATCGGCTCCTATGTTGGCGAGAAGACCCCCTTGTTTATATCTGTAATTTAAGTATATTACAGCTGTTACACCGGTATAGTGCTGGAGTTTCGCTACCAATGACGGCCCTCACTTTTAATAGTGGGGGCTTCTTGTTCTCTATAGAATGGGTCAAGCTCAGCTCCATAGCATATCATTCCCCAATGCGCTAGCAATATTTGAAAGTCAATTACATTGAAGTATCCGTTACCATTGAGGTCCCCATCAATCCAGTAAGCATCGTCCCAGTTTGTTAGCATAAGCATTAAGTCCATCATGCCCACCACATGGTCTCCGTTTATATCGCCCACGCAATAGGGTGGTTGGTCTGTGATTCCCGGACGAAGTATAGGGAGTGCAGCATGTATTCTTTCTATCTGACCTTCTGTAAAGTTTGTTCTACATGAGTCAACGTAGTAATCCATATGATTATTCGGTGTGTAGTCGTAAGCTCCGGGTGGACAAATAGGATTAACACAGCTCCAGTTTATTTTAGTTGGAGGTGTATCACACACATAGTCTCCTGTCTCTAAGCAATCCCCTAAGACCTGACCGCAGTTATCTACATTCCTAAACACATGATGCAAACCAACGAAGTGACCCACCTCATGTACTAATGTTTTGTTTTCCATTCTTGCAGAGTCTGTTAGTTGCGGCCCATACCTACCCGTCATATCAGACCTAACCCAAACTCCATCAAGGTCAGTCGAGGCATAGGCAGTCCAAGCAAATCCCAATATACCGCCGCAAAACTGGGGGAATATATGTACATTCATATACTCCTCTCTATCCCATATTAAATCTTCTACATAATCTTCCATCCAGTTCCAACCGCTTGAACTGTAGGGGACGCATACGTTGTTATTGCCTAGTATTTCTGGGGCTGCCCAGAACTCATCGAAGTTATGGTGCGAAATTGACACAAGGTCAAAGCTTATCATGGCCTCGCTAAACTCTTCATTTAAATGCTCGTGAGCATCCATAATAATGTCTTCTGAAATATAACTATAAGGAAAGCTGTCGGTGTAATGTACGTGGTAGACACAGTCTATCTCCTCCCACTGGATAGAGCGAGACTGAAGCCCCATGAATTTAGCGTATACACTTTCCTCGGAACTAAAAACGATACATTCCTCTTGAGCTTGAGATGATAAGCTAAGAAGAGAAAGAGTTAAAGTTAACCACCTCATCTTTTTGTTTTTTCTATAGTTCTTCCTGCAAAGTAAGCCCCGAATACCGTAAGCATTAACACTTGAAGAAGGTCTATGTAGTTCTCTCTTGGGGAGAACTCAGTGTCAACTCCATCCCAAATCATAACCACCATAAAAAAAGCAAGCATAGTGATTAGCACGCTAGGTCTAATGAGCTTGGCTAGCTTTACATCGCTTGACATGTCTGACTCCCATCGCTTCGTGACGTTGTCCTGAGCATTCATCTCTTGTCGCGCAGCAATCTCACTGAACTCCATTCGCTGCTCAGGCGTTAAGTCTGGCTCACTATCCACCAGTCTCTTTACAACACCCAGTACACCTTTGTCCGGAAGCGAGTTCCCTACCACATCCAGTACATGAGGTACACTCCTTGCCAGCCACTTTCCTACAGCTGTGTCCTTTAATTTCTTCTTGTCTTCCATCTAAGTCTATATATGTGATGCTACAGTCCTCGATTTCAATTGCATCTGCAATATCCGAATATATGGATTTGTAGGCTGTGATTGAAGAACCGACATATCCTGTAGAGTTTTTGTTTTCTGTTTGTGTGGCCCCAACAAGAAGGCAACCGCTGGTGTCATCATTATCGTTTCCACAGTGTATTAGTATGTGAGTGAAGTTAGGGACATCCATAACCTCAATCATGCCTTTGTGAATTCCAGAAAATCTTTTTGAATACCTGTCGTGAAACCCGCCCCATGTTTTTAACCGGAGGTTGTATGTACCCGCAGGGATTCTAGTCTCATGCATAACCTTGGTTTCTCTGTACTCATCTTCCAAAGTGTAGCACATGAACTTGCGGCCTTCCGTTACATCAAACAGTAACCCAAGGGTATCATCCTTCTGACTGCTGAATCTGATTACCTCTAGTCTCATTCTTCTATCGATTCAATGTATCGTTCTTGTACATAAAAGCTAGGCTTTACTAGGCTAAGATAAGTGTCAAGGAATAATTTAAATGCCTCGAAATCTTTTGGCTTCATGTTATCTTTCTTGCCCCTGAGATACGCATAGTAATCTCTAGCATTCTTCAATTGTTTAGGTAGCTTTCTGGCCTCCCTCATGTATACCTTATACTGTTCGGGATAAGAGGTTCTCATGTGCTGTTCAGCTATGACTGGCTTTACAGATGACTTGAATGAGTTCGCAACTCTAATCTTATCGAATGGATTGTCTACCTGATTGATGAGTTTGATTAACCTTTCATCTCCCTCCCCTGAGATTACATCACGACCATATCTTTCTGCGATAGTTTCGTATGCAGCTAGCTGTTCTTCATTTGATAACCTTCTATCTCTTGGTAAGTCATCCAATGATGATATCAATTTTCTAACCTCGCTACTGGATAGCCCTACCATTTGAGTAGCTGCTAACGTAGTCTTAAGAGCGAAGTGAAGCATCATTGAGTTCTTGTCCTCAGGTCTAACGTAATACTCTGCACCAGTGGCGGTAACAACTTTGTTATTGGGGAGCTGTAAGTTGTGTACCGTAGTTACGATGTCATCAATATAGTCTCCGTAAGGTCCAGCCCAGCTACCACCGTCTTCAAATACAGGGACACCCTTGTTTAATCTCACCCATCGCTCATACCCATCATCGTCACCAAGATTATAATCACCCTCTCTTGCCTTATCTAATTGATACCACACGCTTCTGTTCAAAAAGGATTTCGCTTTGTTGTCTACCAAGGATAACGGAGGCAAAGGAGACATATCAATAGCCGTTTGAGTCGCAATATCTCTAAGTGTATTTGATTTTTTAGGAGCTTCTTCATCATCTTCCCCGAATAGCAACGCGCCCACATAAGCCGTAAGTCCCGCCAATACAATCTTATTGGTGGCATGGAACATAGCGGTCTCTACGCTATGACCAAGCATAGCAACTGCACCTTCGGACTTAACTTTTAAATCCTGTCTGCTCTTAGGTATTAGTCCGCTCATCCCATCAGCCCCAACCATTCGCCACCAATCAGAAGACACGCTTCTCTTTTTGTTTATGCTAAACCTTGCAAATGGAATGAGAAGATTTTTAGCTATGTGCATTCCCAAGTTGTTAAGACCTTTCTCTTGAGCATATATTTCAGCTGCCTCTCTAGTAGTGGATGCTGACTGGTCTTTAGCAACCATCATATCAGAGTAACTCAAAGCTGTACTGTTGGGGTTCGCTGCCTCCGCATCCCAGTCAATCTCTTCAAAGCTATCTACAACGCCTTCGCTTATTAAAGCGTCCCCGTAGAACATAAACCATGAAGCAACAGCCGCAATCTTATCTGTACCCTTGAGGTTTTTTAAACTTATGTTTGTTAGCTTTCTCTGTAGCTTTGCGAATCCACCTTCATCAAGGTTTAACTTACCTGTGAATGGGTCAATGTTTCCCGCTTCGTAATCCCTTTGAAACACAGGTGAATTTTGCAGTAGCTTGTATCTACCACCATCCATTGCTAGCTTGGAATCCTTTTTCGTTAGGGTCTCAATATTAAACATCATGAACTCTGACATTACCTGAATCAGATAAGGGATAGACTTCATTGGGTTGTTGGCTTGAAATGCAACACTCCACAGTACCTGTGATTGCTTTAATGTTTGAAAGACAAAGCCACCAAAAAGACTAACAACAACTGCATTTCTCAGTACGCTGATTGGGTTAACAAACTTAACCCCTCTTATCGTCTGTGTTGGCTGGAATGCCAACGGCACTGTAGCTGAATCCTGCTGAACATACAGCATAATCTTTTTCTCTAGGTCGAGTCTGGATTTTCTGTTTGGAATCAATGATGCGGCAGCGTCACTATTAATTACATGATTAGCAACAACGACATCCCCTATAGTATTTGATAGTATAACGTTCTCTCGAATCGTTCTTTCATTTATAGCCACGAAGTCTAAGCCTATCTTGCTCTTCCCTTTTAGTGACCTTGGGTTTCTTTCAAAGCTGCTGCCTGCAACTTTCTTAGAATGAGACAGAGACGTACTAGCTAGTGACTGCTGAAGCGAAAGTCTTAAACTGAGTATGTCATCTACATCCTTGACCCCTGTCTCAGGTATAACCTTAAAGGCAGTGTAGTTCTCCTCTACCTCCAGCTCCTTTCCTAAATATCTCTCTACATAATTTCTAAACTGAGGCATCAAGGTAGAATGAATGTCCGCCACAAACTGAACGAACCCAGTAATGTCAGACCTATCTCCCTCAACCCTTGCAATCATATCAGATAGCGTTTCGTTCTCATTGAACATGTAAGAGTACGCATCCTCGAATTCATTTATCTCCTCAATAGGGTATGTCTTTTGTTCAATGTAGTCGTCAATCGTTCTTCTCATTGAATCTCTAAGCTCTATATACCAAGCTGCTTCAGCTCCACCACGCTCACCCTCGAAGCTCGGCATCTGTCTTGCCATTGAATATAACTGAGCGATTGCCCTGTCATATCTAGTACCAACACTACCACCCTCTTCCGATATCCTGTCAATCTCTTCGCTAATCATTTCAGTTAGCTGTGAATGAATGAAGTCGGCCTTAGCAAAGCTTCCAACAAGCTGAGCAATACCAAAGCTAACCCTAAGCTTAGCTGAAGTAATCCTGTCTGTTGGGATTAGGTTCTGAAGGAATGAGTTTATTGTTCCGAACGGAGCCAAGAAAACATTTGGTCTAGACTTCAATCCCTTTGACCGCGTGAGTTTAGATAATGAAGATGGTAGGTCAATGTTACCTCTAACCAAGGAGTGCATATATCCAATGCCGTACACAGAATCATTTACAATGTAATCATCAAGCCTATAGTCAAGGTTGATTACGTGATGTCTCTTTAACAGGTTTAATCTATCTCTTAATACATCTAGGTCTAAGTCTTCAACGCTATGAATCCCCAATATCTCAGCAATGTGATTGTCCTCTAGTAGCTTCTCAATGTTGGCGGCTATCCTAGGTATTAATACATCGTTGATTATTGCGTCTTTCTTTAGCTCTTCTTTTGTAGAAGCTTGCTCTGCTAGAATCCCTGTTACGATATCAATGTGAGCTGGGTTGCTTTCGTTTAGAGCTATCGTCTCCCCGGTATCAGGGTTTACAGCTGTAGGGTTTTCGTCAATGAATTTAAGTATCGCTCTTCTGCTTGAAGACAATCTACTTCTTTCATAGTTCTTTAGTAGCTTTTCGTACTCCTGCTGAACGCTTGTACCGTTTTTAATTGCTCTTGATTGCGCCCTAGCCATGAACAATGACTGCCGACCAAGCTCCTCCATTGCGCTGTAATTGCTTAGTCTATTATACAGAGCCTCAGCAGTGGTCTTAGTGTAATCCACACCAACATAAGCCTCCAGTTCTTTATCGAATACAGCTTCAGACTTCGACATAGACGCGATAGTCTCCATGATAGTAGCAACGAATCCCTCAAGTTCTTTTTGAGGCAGGAGTGCTGGGTTAATAGCAGCTAATCCTCTGGCTATCTTGGCGTATGTAGTTACATTCTTGGGTGAAGAACCTCTACCTTTTACCTTAGCCATTTTCTTTAGCCTCTTCTGTAGAGACTGAGCATACTTAATACCCTTAAGGTATTTATCCATTTCAGCCTTGGCATCTCGGCTATCGAATATCACAGATATCTTGTCAATGAATGACTGCATAGAGTCAAGACCTTCGCTCTGTGCTTTCTTTGCGCTAGTCCTATGAGCTTGCCGGATGAACTTAACAATGCTATTTACCTGACCCCTAGTAAACGGTGTCTTAGAGTTCTCTTTCATCCTAGCGTCAATGAGCTCGATGGCCTTTGCTAAGAATTCATTGAATGTACTTGACTTGTCTCTTAACTCCTCTAGTGACTTCTTTAGATTACGCGCCTTGGTTGACAGCTTCTTTGCGTCAGCTGCATTCTTTGAAGCAACACGCATACCTTCTTTCTTGCCTTGAGTCCTTCCTTGCTTGTAGGCTACCGCCTGCTTAAACATCATCTCGGAACCCTCCTTAGAGAAGCCCATGTCAACTAAAGTTTTAATTACCTCCGCCTTGGTGTGCGCGAAAGCATCTAGCTGTGAGGTTTCATCAAGCCCTGTGACAGGATTCTTTCTTCTCTTATCACGATTTACAATTGGTGATGGGTACTTCTGGTCTATCAATTGAGACACTTGTTTTAAGAAGCTGCCTTGAGCTTTTGACTCTTGAGCTACGATAGCTTGAGCCTTGGTCTTAACCTTACCCGTTCCGAAGGCTTGATTTCTCATGCCTAGAAGAGCGTACCATGCTGACTCTGCTGCTTTCAGCGGGTCTTTAGGTGTGCCGTCTTTCCTGAACCTCCCTTCATATTTGGAAGAGAACTTGTCTATAAAAGGTTGCTTTTCAAAACCTCTTTCAGTAGTAAGAATATCCTCTGCTGACTCTTTGTCTTTAAATAAGTGAAGAGTTGAATTTTTCTTGTTGCCTTTTTCGTCTACCTGAAACAGTGCTGCGGGGAATATAGGTGATGACTCTGGCTCCATAGCAAAAGACAGGTCGGAGTCAATCTCTACGGCGGCGTAAATCATTCCTTGAGGAACGCCCTGCAAGAAATTCTCAGTAAGCATCTTAGAAACCACACCCTTAGGAACGCTTCCGCCTTGAGCCTTACCTATTTCCTCACTGTTAAGGAGTTTCTGGACAGCTAGTCTAGCTTCTTCATTTTCTTTTAGAGCGTCTCGCATATTAACAAACAACCTATCCGTGTAATACTTTCTCTTACCGAAGGTTGATTCATTTACATCCCCCATGTAAGCAAGTATTCTTTCTGCTACATCTGAGAATGAACCGTCAATTCGGATTGGCTTTTTCTTTGGAAACGTTTGCTTAAACGATTTAATCAGAAGCTTATTAAACACGGACTCAGGCATAACACCCTGCTCAACAAGCTTTCTAAGTATGATTTCAGAAGCCTTAAGAGCCCCTGTATTACTGAACAGCTTCTCTTGTGTTCCGCTAATCAAAGTAAAGAAGACTTTACCATCAGGAGACTTCTTGCGCATGGCATTAATCTTATCGACCATTTCCTTGGCCTCCTTTGGTTTGGCAACAGCCCACACATTACCAGTTCTTACAGGATAGAATACACCACCACCGCCCGTGAATATTAATTCATCCTCAAAGTATACATCACCAACCATTAGGTTGTCTGGAGACGATGTAACTATAGTCCTTCCTGCCAGTAATTCATACACATCAGCATCATGCTTAACCACCTTGCTCATCAACTTCTTAAACTCCTTGTCGTCTTTACTGTATCTGTTGGAGAAGCTACCAAACTTCTGAGCTTTGTTAGAAAAAGTTTGAGATGTAGATAATCCGGTTTGACCGGGAAGCACCTTCTGAAACTTTACAGCTGAACCGTCTTTATTAATTACGTTAAACCTTTCATCAGACACAGCCACCTTTTCGGCGTTCTTAGCCAAAACTAAAGCTCCTATTTGAATTACTTCAGAAGCAGATACAATAGGCTTTCCATCTCTCTTGTCATAGAACCAGCTGTGACGGAAGGGATTCATACCAACTTGAATCCAACCCTCAAGCTTTCCTTCTCCGAGTTCTGATTTGTTGTACTCCTCACTAGCCATGATGTCTTCAGCCCTGTCTCTCAATCCCTGCGGGTCATGATTATTCCAGTCACCAAACATCCTAGCTATTGTTGTTTTCCCCTTTTCAAGAGCTATGTTTAACGCTCCCTTGGCTATGGATTGAAACTCTACATTGGTGGCTAGTGCTGTTTGAGCATACCCAATTGACTTGCCGCCTAAGTTTGGAGTCCTCTCTTCACCTCTAGCACCTTGGTGTACTGACACAACCCATACATCATAGTTATCATATGCGGGAATATCCAGTCTAAGACCAACGTAATAGTTCTCAGGTATTTCTTTGTTAACACCTATGATACCAGACTCAACCTTATTACTTGTAAGTGCAGCCACAATGTCCATAGTAGTAGGTACTGCCGGAACAGAAACAAATGGCGTTATTGGTGACTCCTCCCTTACAACTTGTATGTATTGGCTTTGATTAATTTCTTGAGCGACATAATTCTTTAAAGCATCTACAACCTTAGGACTACGCTTTTGTCTTTGACTTTCATCTAGCTTTAAATCTTCTCTTCGCTTCTCTAGCTGTTCTTCGGTAACGCCTTCAGCAGATAAAAAAGACTCTCTACCCGGCTTATCTTCTAGTGATTTTATGACTAGGGCCTGAGCCTTTCCGTTAGCCTTTCCTTCGGCATAGTTATAAGCTTCCATGTAGTCGCTCATTCTAATACCATCACCAATATTACCATCACCCTTGACAAAGAACACAACGTCAGGCTGGTCTTTAAGGGGAGAAGATTCACTATCCCATCCGTCTGGTGCAAACTCAGGATTGAAGTCAAGCCTAGCAACTGGCCTCCACCCGTTGTTTACGTACTGACGTTCAAGGTCTGTTGCAAATGCATCATAAAACTTACCACCCTCTCTACCTCTAATGATTTGTAGTGGGTAGCTGACAGCTTTTAATTGAGAGTCTGGGTTTTTAAACAACCCCCCCATGTATCCGTCCTTGTTAACGTAAGCTCCAGCTAGTCCATCTTTAGTCATGAACAGTTTACCACCACCATCTAGAATTTCCTGAGCCTCTTCTTCCGAAAGGGGTGTCACTTGTAGTGCCATGAGTTTACCCATGTCTCGCATCCTGCGAATAGCATCACTCATAGCTGTAGAGAACTGGGCAGCGTCGTTCACCTCCTCAACATCTCTCATTCTAGCGTTAATGCCTTGGGCCTTGGAGCTCATGTCGTCGAGCTCAACCATCATAGCGTTATAACCAGCTCTTATTGCTGCTTCCCGAACGTCTTGAGTTCCTGTTACAGCCTCACCAGAGGCTAGCTGACCAGTCATTTTTTGAATAGCTGTGACTAGGTCTTGTTGTTTTGGGTCAACGTCTGTGAAGTCAACGCTTACATTAGGTATCTTATTTAAGGACGTATTGATAAAGCTCTTGAGAGAGTTTACCAGTCCTCTTTTTACCGTGGCCTCTAAGCCTCCTGTAGTAATATCAGCAAGCAATTCAACCAAGAACTCCTCTGCTACAGCGGGGTTGTTTAAAATGGCTTTACGAATGTTTCCCGCCGCACCATACTTCTTTAGGAACTCAACATATTTTGGGCGTAGCTCACCAGAAAGATTTGCGAAAAGCTTTTCCGCTAGCCCTGTAACAGCTTCAACGCCTATTGACTCAAGGACCAAGTCGTGAAACGCCTCGTGAAATCCTGTATTTTCTAGCACCGCAGGAGCATAGATATGAATCTTTCCTTTACCAGTCCACATACCCCTAGCTACTTCTCCAGCCGCATCCTGAAAGGAGCTCTCGGTCTTGTGAATAACAACCCCATCAAGCTTGCCCGTTTTTGATAGAGCTTTTACAACCGTCATGACGTTAGCCATTGCTCGCCTCATCTGAGCACCACTCTTAAATGTCTTGTCTTCTATCTGACGGACACCATCTAAGGTTGTGCCATTGATAGCGTCAAGCACGGCATCTACATTTTCTCCAGTCACGGTAACTGAATCACCCTCTCCTTGGAATATCTCACCGTATCCATTGTACCTCTCGTCTATCTTAGACACACCCCTAAGTATTCTTCCAACTTCACTGCTTGAGTTTAGGTCATATTCTAAACCAAGCTCAGCCTCTTTCTTAGTTCGTTCGTCAATCAAAGCTGTGAGCTGTCCTTTTAAAGTGCCCCTCTCGCTTTCGCTTTCACTTCTGCTATGGTCAATGCCTAGCTTTGCAATCTTCTTTTGTATCTCCTCAAGACTGTTGAATGCCTCTGGGTTTGACTCTTGAAGTTGTTCGTAGAACTTAGAGCGTCCAAGCTTTTTGTCCCACGCTTTCATCACAGCTGCATTTAACTTCTCGCCAATCTCTTTTCTGAGGGCTTGACTCTCCGCCACATCATACTCACGAGCTAGCTTTTTAATCTCAATGCTATCCCTTAGTCCGGGTATAGATGTAGCACTCATTGCTGCTGCACGGATACCAGCAGGAAGGTTGGCAGCTCCAGCTACCCCAGCACCTAGAAAAGCACCAGCATAAATCCCCTCTTTAGTTGCTTCCCAAAGTCCAGCTTGACTGAACTCTACGTTAGGGTTAGTAATTGAGTTGATGTAGTACTGTCCAGCTGCTGTGACTCCCTCTGTAATAGCCTCTTCAGTAGCACCTGCAAAAACAGATTTAATCAATCCTTTCGCAAAAGACTCAACAGACCTTTTACCAGCAGTTCTTAGTACGTTTGTTGCAATGGCTGCGCCGACAAATGCTGGTGCTCCTTCAAGGAATCCCATCGCGCTTGTGTATCCAGCTTTCTCAAAACCATCCATCTCTTGAAACCAACTCTCGTCTCTTACCGAGTTGTATGTAGATGCCATACCCATTGCGGTAGTAGCTGTTAAGGCTCCCCTGTTCTGAGCTTTCCCAGCCTGCTTAGCAATCCTAGCAGACGTAGTTGTCTTTTGTGATTTTCCTAATAGGTTTGTAGAGCGTACAGCATTTAAATCTTTGTTCGCCTCTAGAATTTTTCGACCAGCAGCAACTTTGTCCGCGCCCTTAAGCTTACTGAACTTCCTACCAATCCCCATGCCTCTAGTTGCACGACCACGAGTGACAACACCTGCCGCTAAAGCCGCACCCATCATTGGTACTGACTCACCGAACATCCGTAAGTTTTCATTCACCCAAGAACCTATGTTCGCTGTGGTGGTCTCGTCCTCATCTACACCACTACCGATACCCGTAAACTCTGTGAATGTCTTGCCAAATAACTGTTCGGTTCTTGTGGCATAACTCTGAAGAGAGAAGGGTAATCTTTTCTCAGCCTCTTCCGCTAGGTTTCTGCTATCCTGACCAGATTGATGTGCCCATCTGCTAAACATATTGTCCTCGCCGAAAACAGAAGAGACGGCATCGCCCGCCAGCAGCTTACCACCGGCCATAGCTTCGTGCCACGCCCTTGCTATCGAAGTCCCCGTGCCTGAAAAAGCACCGCCCTTCAGAACGTCATAACCACCAATATACGTATCCTCATTAAGGTCTACAGCTATATTGTATTCATCAAATAAGTACCTTTCGTAGTCGCTTATTTTCTGAGGGTCGTCTTGAATTTCTTGTGGGAGTAGCTCTCTCACAGCTTGTGCATTTTCCCTAGCGGCAGCACTACCGATATCCTTTATAGCGTCTGCCATTGGGACCGACAGTGCCTCTCTCTCTAGCGCACCCTCACCCTCAAACTCTGCGCGGCCAGTCATGTGTCTAAAAACCCTCTCATCAGAGGAACCTACTACATATCTACTGACCTCATAGTCAGAGTCCTCCTCAATCATGTAGTAGTCAACAATATCTGACTTAGCCTCTAGCCTTTCAGCCTCAGAATCAGCTGTGTCAAACGCCGTTATTAACTCCCGTTGGGCATCATTAGCTGAACCTTCATAATCTAGTATCTGCTTGTACTTATCTACGTCAAATCGGTCATATAAAACCGAGGTGTATGAGTTCGAAAATTCAGACGCTAATAAATCAAGAGCATCAGCCTCATATTGAGGCACTCTCTTGTTACCAATCAGTGGTCTTTGAAGTACATCCGAAAGTGTAAGCTCTTCGCCTCCCTCCAAAGTTGAACCCTGCCTTGAACCCAACGAATCCTCCTCCGAAGTGGACGGAAAAGTCGCAATAAGAGGTGGGGTAATCTGTTCGGATAATTCTTTTTTTTTTTGAGCTTTATACTCATCAAGCATTCGAATCAACTCTTCTCTTGAAGCTCCGTTTGCACGGGCCTCAATCAACATGGCTTTTATTGTTTCATCCATAGTTCAAAAATACGGATTATTAATTGCTTTCGTCCTGAGGGTTCGGGAACAATTCATCAAGTTCCTTCTCAGACTTCGTCTTCTTAGCCTCCTCCTTCTTCCGAAGTTCAATATAGCGGACCGCTGATTCTTTTGCGTCATCAAGGAACTGAGCCCCACTTCTCTTGTTCTTTGAAGCTGCCTGAAATTGCTGGATGCTCGTCCTAATTTCCTCAAATGCGGGTTGACCTTTTTGAACGTATATTGATTTAAGAGGTGTACCATCTATAGATAGAATAGCATTTTCAAGAACTCCCGGACCAGTGACAATATCAAATCCCTCTAGCTCTCCGGTGGTTGGGTTAAACGCTAGGTTTTCTACCTCTATCTTTATATCTCCATCCAACTCTCCAGTTACGTCTTTTACTTCCTTGCCCTGTTCGTCTAACGTAGACTTTACTACATCACCACTAATCGTAAACGCATATTTTCTAGTACCAACAGAAGCTTTTACTTTGGGCATGTCACCACTTATATTCTTATTTTCGTCACCATCGGTTATTGCGTAAGTGCCCTTCCCTTTGAATGCTTGAATAGGGGTGAAAGGTGAAGTAATGTTTTTTAAAGCTTCCTCATCGGCAAGACGCTCCTCATCTAGTAATCTCTTAGCCTCTCTGTCTGCAAGAATTCTGTCCTGCTCATCTTGAACTACGATTTGTTGGAACGCTCTGTTAGCTGTCTGCTCGGCGTACTCCTTGAAAGCTAGTCTTTTGTCGATTGCTTCACCGAACCCTACCTTTTTTAACTCGTCGTCTGTTACATCAAATACATACTCTCCATCAGTATTGATTCCACCAGCAGTCAGGGTTGAACCTGCTTTATCTCCGACAGGATATTGAGTGTCTAATAGCTCAGACTGGGTGTAGTATTTTTGTGCGTCTGCAAAGTCCGACTCAGTCAATTGAGTTTTACCGGGAGTACGTAATGTCTTCTGACCCACAGCTTGTATAGCTTCCATTAGCTCAGGCCCCCTTAAGCTTACCCTAGCCTTAAACTCTTTGTTAAATAAATCTATCGCTGCATTCATATCAACCCTACCTGTAGCAAACCCTGTTTCAGGGTCTCTACCTTGAAGGCTTTCTAACTTTGGCTGCAAAAGATTAGAGTATATATCATCTCCAACTTTCTCTGGCATATACTCAGTACCAGTCCAAAGCATCTTAGGAACATATACATCGTTAAGGTCACCGATATTACTTGATTGCCAAGGGACAAACTGATTGCCAACACCTACCATCAAGCTAGATGTTTCTTCATTCCAAATATAAGAAGCTTGATTGCTGTCCCTATACAAAGCTAAATTATCCTCAACACTTCCAGACATTCCGGGTATTTGCTGGTTCACTATGTTAACCATAGTCTGGCTATCCATTGCGCTTTTAGCAGATGCGACATTTTTAAACTCAGTAAACTCTCTCTTCAACTTAACGTAGTCATCCACGTCAGAAGACTTACCTGTCCTTTGAGCTGTGATAGCTGCTTCTTGATACTTCTCTAAAAGAATCTGAGCACCTGCTTGGTATTTCTCAGTTAGTCCTGCTGGAGATGATTCAGAAAGGGCTTTAGAAAAACCCATGTTTGCGTTTAACTGGGCCTTCCTTCTGCTATCTGCGTCAGCTAGGTCTTGCAGGTTATCAGCTATACGTTCACCAAAGGCGCGACCCATTTCTGAATAGCTAACCTGAGCAGGCAAAAACCCTGTCTTAAATCTAGTTCCTTCGGCCATTACTTATCTGCTTTTTCAAATCTTTTAACTAAGCTACCAACGAATTTGTGTAGCTCACCTTTACCACTGCCTACCAGTTGTTTTAATTTCTGTGCATCCTTGGGGGCAATAACATATTCGCCACCAGTAAGCGCAATCCCCATAGACTTACCGTCCTCATCAACCACGTACATTTCATTAGTGTCGTGATTAAATTCACCCGGAGTCTTTTGAACCTTTATGCCTTTTTTAGCAAAGCCTCCCCCACCAACGGGTTGTACTGGAGGAAGGAAATCACCTTCTTCGCCCGCGCCAGTCTCCAAATTTTTGAATTTGTTCTTGTTGCCGCCACCATACTTATTAGCAGCAGCAATTCCTAGTCCAACTGTAGCCAAGCCACCAACAGCACTAGCAATTCCGCCTGACATCTGTTGTCTTGCTTGGGCTAGCTGAGCTTCAGACAAAGCCTTTGCATCATACCCATACTCTAAGTCTCTATTTGAACGTGCTTCACGAAGACCAGTTTCTCTTTCTCTTGCGGTAGCAAGGTTAGTTAAGGCTTGAGTTTGAAGCTGTTGTTGATTCATCGCTTCCTGCCTTAGCTGACCCTGAGCTTGCTGCTGAGCTTGCATAACGGCACCAAGGCCTCTTGAGCCATACTGTTGTGCGGCTTGCGTAGTGGTGGCAAGAGAACGATTGATGTCTTCATTCCTCATCGATAGCAACCTCTGGTCATAAGCATTCTTAACAGCGTCGTAATACTCTGCGGGTGTAGATAAAGAGGGTTGGGAGGCTTTCAGGGACTCAAGATTCTGATTGGCTTTATCAAGAGCATCTTGACCTCTCTTCTTTCCTGCCGCCCCAGCAAATATATCTATCACCCCACCGACAGTTCCGCCGATAACCTGTGCTCCAACCCCAGCTAGTGACGCTGCTCCTTGTAAATCTAATTCAGCCATATTGCAAATTTAGTTTGTTTCTGAGTTATCTAGTGCTGAGGGTGTATATATTGCATTGACAGCATATAGTTCTTTCTCAGCTGTGTTGTCGTTTGTCAGTTTGAATTTCGCGTAGTAATCTCTCATCTGCTCACCGTTAATTACGTCTGACGATACAGCAACAAGAGTATTACCAATCTGTCCAGTAGCCGCCCCAGAAAACCGTAATTTATTTCTGCCTAAAACAGCAGTAATTGTCAACCCTAAATCTTGCTCGCCGCTTCCTGATATAACTTTTACCGAATCACCAATCCCGAACGGTAGGTTACTTACCCTCCCTGTAAAGGTCACATCTAAAGAATTTCCAGAAAGAGCCGACACCTCGCCCAACACAACCCTTTCTGTGCCTACGGAATCATTAGAATCCGCTGCAACATCGTTAGGAATGTTAGTGTAGTAAATACCCTCCTTCTCCTCATACATAGCCTCTGGAATTGAGGTGGTTTGATTGCTGTTGGTTACAACACCAGCCCAAGTATCATTACCCTCAAGGCTTATTGCGTTGTAAACTTTTACAGAAGATGGGTTTTTCTTAGAAACGATTTCAATCTCTGAGTTCTTCTGAGCACCGTAGAAATTATTTCTAGTCTCATTAACATTATGTCTGTAAATCTGACCAGCTTCAAATGAAAAGAATCTATTATGAAGAGAGGAATACAGCTCTGGATTAAACGAATAAAAGCTTAACCAGAAGTTTTTATCTGTGCTGTAGGCCAAGGTCTTACCGTCATCGTCAACACCATCTGTAATCGTAATAGTTTTAGATACGTCAGAGGAGGCTCCTTTTTCTATTATGGTGGTAGAGAAGATTATACTCCCATCAGCCATATTCATTTTAGCCACACCTCGGTACTTACCGTCTGATGTAATTACATCTGCTTTAAAATCTGAAGTGCTCGCACTTTTATCAGGACTAACAAAAGACGAACCTCTTTCGGTTAGCTTGTCAATAACCACTAGAGCATCACCAACAGAGTCCCATTCAGGAAGAAATGATACTGGAGTTATGTTTGTGTCGTCCCACTTAATTGGGTCGGTTGACCAAGAAAGCATATTAGAACCACCGACAACGGGCTTTATCTTACCCACAGCACCAGTAACCCTAGCATTAGCTGGAGGTTTAGGAACGTTTCCAACATTTAAAGTACCAAGAGTAATATCATTTACGTCTTGACCTTCGACAGTAACTATAAACTCATCATTTTCTGGGTCAATTCCACACGGAATCCTTGGGATAGAATCCCTGAGCAATAGGTCGGCAAATAAGCTTCCAAAGAACGCAGACATTTTAACCTCGCTTATGGGTTGAATACCCTTAGACGACAAGGAGAAAACCTTACCAGCATCCATGTCGCAAAAGTATGTTACTCCAAACCTGTCTACCACAGACTCAGGATTTAATCCCGGACCAAAAGTTCCTGCAAAGTAAGTTTCAGTTCCTAATACGTTAGTGCTAGTTACCAGCATGCCATCTTTCCCTGCCGATTGAATAAGCGTCCTATCTATTGGTGTACTGCTAATCTTTTTTTCCTGCATAACAAGAAGTGATTCACCCTTGTCAATTATGGAACACACAGGACCGTTGATTGAGTTGTAATCTTTATAGGAAAACAAAAGAGGGTTAAATGTGGAAAGATTCAATACGTTAGAGTCCGATACAAAAGGTGCGCTATATGTGATGGCTGTCGCCCTGCGTATTTCTTCTTGGTCTGGCGTTTCTATAAATGGCCTGCCAATCGATATGGCTTTTGAATCGAAGTAGTCGCTAACGGACTCGTCCTCTATGACAAATTTCCTGTAAAGCTGATTGTCAGGTATGGTCGGGTCGTATTTAAAAACAATAGTTTGACCACTGGGTGTATAGTCAGTCTTGGAGTTTCCTAATTGCTCTCTTATTCTTAAGTACATATCACCCTTAGTGAGCGTCACCACGCCTTTATGAAGGCTGTTCGGGCTTCCCACGGCGTTATCTACGACACACGGGAATATAGCTCCGTCTGACACGTTTGATGTGGTGAACGGCTGTCCTGAGTATACGGTATAGGTATACACCCCATTAGAGTTTGGTACTATACCTTCTATGAAAACATGCTCCCCAGAACCTGCACCTATTATAAGCTTATCCCCTAAATACAACCTTGTAGTGGATGTGAAAATAGTAGGGCTTAATACCTGAATAGTAACCGCAGGGCTTACTGAATTCGAGCGGTCACCCGCATGAGTTCTTACACCGCCAACCTCCAAAATATCATACTGCTTTTCAATCTCGTAGTAAACCCTAGACTCTTCCTCAACGCCTCTCTTAGGTCTACATATCTCCACTAAACAGTTTTGGGAGAAGAAGTCCTTTCCTACTAAGATGTCTCCTCTCTTAAAGTTAGAAATATTATTATCCCTAATCGTCAAATACCAGCCAGTCCTTCTGTAGTTAGTCTCGTCTTCATCTGGGGAGTTTTGAGAAAGCCTTATAGGGTTCTCGTCATTGTCAGTATAGAACTTATATGAGGTTATTTTAAACTCGTGAAGAGGTCTCTGTATATTACCTTCCGAATCTTCGTACTGAAGAATTCTCAGTATATCACCCTCATTATACTCGTAAGATTTACTAGCCCCCTTGAAGTCCTTATAAGAGTTAGACTTTCCCTCTAGCCCACGAAGAGAAATAAAGATTTGACCGTTAACACCCCCCTCCAGACCAGATAATACGGGCCTAGTTTTTACACCGTCATTAGAACGGATGTCTGTGAATGTTGTTTGCTTTCCCGTTGCGGCCTCGTTAACCAAGACCTGAAGAACCTCACTATAGGATGTGTTTTTAGAGTAGACGGGGGCCCATTTAGTTGCCCAACTTGGAGGCTCGTGTAATAATCTGAAGTCTATTTCTGTTCTACCATTATTACCTCCCGGTCTTTGCCCGAAATGCTTTACGCTTTTTTCCTCTAAGGGCTGTACGCCAGACGGTCTGTTTCTGTGGTCGTAATAAACGATACCAAAATCATGTGTAGCCCCAGCCTTAAAAGAAGTAACTGCTTCTCCATCCTGAGTAAAAATAGATATGTCGCCAGAGATAAAGTTATATTCTTCCCAATGACTTCTCAATGCACCTGAACCTACACTATAATCACGAACAGTATATCCTGCTCCATTCTCCTGAGAACCTATACTTAATGATACTTTATCAGAAGTAAATAAATTCATCTGATGGTTGTACCCACTTCCTTGGAAAATTGACCCGTTATTCGCTCCTACTCCATAGTAAAGATTCGCTGCAAGCTGAGCGTCGGTTCCGCCAACAAAATCATTTGTCACCGTAGTAGGTCCTACAGTGGTTGGTGCTAAGGCATAGTCGGTATCAAGGCTTATGTCGATACAACGAACCATGCATGTTACTTTTTGAGATTGTTGGTCGTATGTAGCACTGTGAACCTTAAACTCACCAAAGCCTGACATCCAAGCTAGGAGACAATCGGCTTCTTGGGTGGTGGGCTGAATGCTGGGGAAACCAGCAGATGTCCCAGAGAAAAATGCAGTTGCGCCAATCAGGTTTTGGTTCGGTCCTTCGGTTGAAGGGGTGAGACCTACCGTTGAGGATTCTAATTCATTAACTATAGCGGATGAAATAAATTCTCCAAAAGAATTAACGTCTTGAAAGTCTTGGCCTTGCGATGTCAAATTAAATTGCAAGGGATTCTGAAACTTAAGATTGCCTATCCCAGACTGAATACTATCGGGGTTCAGTATAGTTACATTTTGACTGTGGATTTCCTCTCCGTCGTCGGCGTATGTAGTAGCCAACACACTGAATTGTGTGTTACTTGCGTTGCTATCTAAATCAGGGGAAATTCCAAACCTATCGCAAGACAAATTAAAGTTCATATTTATCTGCGAATCCGAAGCGTCAAATCCCTGTGAGGGGAAGTCAGATAAATCAATCTGAAAACTTATTCCGTTTGTAGTGGAATCCCCGTACCTAGCAAAGGTTAGTGACGGAGACAAACTCAGCCATTCTCCAGATGCATAAAAAGCATTCGTAGAGGTGCCTCCATAAATAGCTCTCCAAGAACTCTGAAACTGGTCTGATGCATAGGAGCCTACTCCAAGAGTTTCGGTAACGACACCGTTTGTACCGCCAACAACATCAATATTTATAGAAGAAGATGTTTCTATGTCGGGGTGATATACAGGGTATGAAAACACATCTGGCTGGGGTAGATTATCAAACCCTTCTAAATAGTTACCGTAAAACAGTCTGCTATTCGAAATAGCCTGTGCGGAAGCTACCCTAGGGACAGCGTCGTGAGTTCTATTAACCTCTTCAGAGGAGACGTAGCTGTATATCTTGTCGTTTCTGAACGTAAATGTTTGCTCGGTTTGCTGCGGGTCATTACTAAGTTCCTTGACTTTGAAGAATGCTCCGTCGTTATTTCGCCTAGCGAACACCCTAATCTTATCTACTGGGCCATCAGAATTTGAAACTGTTACAGCTAATTCATTGTTAAACGCACTAGCAAACTGAATAGAGGTTGAGTTAAACGCTAAGTTTGTGGGGCTCACGGCTAAAGGCGAGTAAGCGGAAATTGCACTTACCTCACCGTCATCATATATGTATTGATAGGCAAACTGAAAGCAATTATCCCTGAGGTTATTCTGCCCCACAGATTCGTTAGTTCCAAACTTAAAAGTAGGGACCGATTGAGGCGGTGGTTTACAAACAGTAAAGAATTTTTCCTTCTGTATGGATGTCCCTGAAGTCAAGTTCGGTCCATACCCGTTGTATAAAAGTCTAGTTGCGTTTATTTTTCTCGGCTCGTTTCTGTTGTCCGTGAAGTATAGTAGGTGTTCTTCAAATTGATTTATAATAACATCAGCTTTAATAAAACCGTCTCTACTAAAATTAAGAACGGGGTCTTGATAAAGTTTAATGTACTTGTCATCTATGAAGTCATACTTATATATACCGTGATTTAGATTTGAGTTGTAAACAAAGAAATAAATACACTTTCCAGATTCGCACGTTACCGCACCTACTGCTCTATTAGTCCCTGAGGGGATAGCATCATCGGTTGTAACCGGGTTTACAATAGTGTTTCCCTTTATATTTCTAACTATTCCTTGGTCACTTCCATCGTCAGGAGAGATTCGGATGTTAAGAGCATCGGTCATCTCGAAAGGCTTAACCAACCTCTCGTCCTCATCCTTGTTCAGATACTGGGGTACAAGCTTGTCAATAGCCATTAATACTTAGGTGCTTGTTTGAAGTTCTTTCTAATTGTCTTGAGTGCCTCTTCACCGCTAAACGCCTTAAGCCTTGCGTTAGCCTTGCGTCTCTCGTTGTAGTATTCCTGACGAGCTCTACCCTTCTCTCCGAGTGGGACACTTCCCTTCCTTTCTACAAGCTTGTAGTAGATGTAAGAACGTAACGCCTCTTCTGCTTCAACATGCACTGTCGGGTTAACCGAGCGAGCCTCGTCAGCTATGTACTCAATTACAACCTCAGAGAAAGTACCGCCAGAAACTTCAATCCTGTTCTGGTCTTCGTTGAGTCGATACTGCCCACTATAAAAACCTCCGCCTAATCCATACAGCTGACCAACTCCACCCTGAAAAATGTAATTACTAAACGTCATAAAGTCGTCCTCGCTAAACAAGCTTCCAGTTGAACCCGTCTTTGAGTCAACCCTATCAGCAATCCCATCACCATCAGAGTCGATGATGTTACCAGACGAATCAGTAGAATACTTCTGAGAGTAGTTAATGTTTTTGTTCTCACCAAACACACTAACCAATCCATCATTACCCACGATACCTATCTTAATCAATGAGACGAAATCATCAGGGAGAGTAACTGTATCGTTAGAGTTCTTGGTTAGTTTAATTGACCTTACCCTCTTAAGCATGTCAAAGCCCATCTCCCGGATTCCCCTGAGTGCAACGTTTTTAATAACAACGTCAGAAACATTGTTTACGTAATCATCTGAATCGAGCGTCAGTACAAAGTCATTGACTACCTGCTCTACTGTAACTAAGTTCCTTGCCATCTATCAACGCTTTTGTTTCTGTCCTTCTGCGTAGTTGTAGATGCTGGCATCACGCAGGTTAACACCAATGAGTCTAGCCATCTCCTCAACAAGCTCTGGTATATAGTGCTCAGGCAACTCAAAGTCAACACTAGTGGAAGCTGTGTACACCTCCTTGTTATTGGTTACAGTGAAACCAAACTTAGGCATTGAAGCTGTCCTCGCCCCCGTTGTGGCTAACAGTCCTTCTGGCTGCTTATAATACCTTACACTAATCTTCTTAATGCTGTCAGGGAATACCATGACCTCATCATCTAAGAAAGCTACAGGCGAGTCTTCAGTTGGTTTACTGAGATTACTATTAAGCACATACTCAAGCTTTTCTTCATCATACTCTACTGGAATTGTTACAGAGCTACTTACATCCATTAGGATGCTTCCAAACGTTTTAACTGTAATAATCCTAGATAGGTCATCTGGCTTTGCAAAGTGAGAACCCACGGTTCTTGTGATTGCTCCTGATGTTTTTGAAAATAATGACAGGTCTTCCTTGACTTGTTTGCCAAGTGACTTATCTCTGCCGGGGTCGATACCCCTACGTCTCATTGCTTCTGCATTACCCAACTTATTAAATATGTTGTTAAACACATTCGTTTGGGCTATAGGTGCAAACGCATTGAATTGACTAGGTGTAACAAACCCTCGCTGGTCTTTGTTTGCGATATCTTTCAGTGCATTGTAAACTTCTCTAACGCTTGCCATAGTTGAGGGGAATCTCCAGCAAATATACAGAAAAAGAAAGGGGGCTAATGCCCCCCTTCGTCTGATGAGAATACCGATGATTAAGCAAGTGCCTCAAGCTGGCGTTCCAGCTCCGACAGGACAGAAGCTCCCTTATCAGTCATTACAAATCTAGTCATTACCTCGATAATATCCTGACCTAATGGTACAGAAACAATCATCTTTCCTGTGTCAAACCAAACACAAGCTCCGTTTCTTTCCTCAATTATTTGGAAATCAATGGATTGAGCTACGGTTGAGCGAGCGTTAACCATCGGACTATCAATCGTAGACATAAAATCGTCTGGCTTATTCTTTGCGTATTTAATCAAGGCATGCTTTATCGATAAGTCCTTTTGATTGGTGTTGATGTTAAGTGCCATAGCCACTGGTAACAACTCATCAATCGGTCTGTTCTTGATAATAGAAATAGCATCGCTGACCTTGAACTCCTCCTCTACGTCAACCTCTACATTCTCATCTTTCTGAACCAGCTTGAATATATTACCGCCATTCTTTACGTTTCCCGGATGCGTGTCCATAAACGCCCTGAGGTTAGGTTGGGTGGGTGGTACTGTCAAATACTTTTTATCAAAAAACAAGGGTTCTATTAGAGCCCCTTCTGACTGTTCGTCGATGTAGATAGACTTCTCCATAGGCGCATACCTAATACCCCTTACTGAATTAGACGGCTCATCATACACCTGAATGTTTTTAGTGGGTAGCCTTCTCATGAAGTTACTTCCGTCAATACATTCATAGAGCCTAGCTTGTTTGGCTAAGTCTGGAATTTCTCTCCTGATAATAGGAGATTTTTTGCGAGCTGTTGCAGGTTCTTGTTTAGGCGGTCTGCCCCCGCGCTTCTTAGTCTGTTCCATTTTATACAATTTAAATTAGGAGATAATGAAGGGGAGAGCGATTCCCTCCCCCGCATTACCAATTAGATTACTTAATCAATACGTGCTGGTTTGCAGCTCGTGTCACCAAGCAGCATTCAGAACGGTAGTGAAACTTAGCGATGTCAGTGGTATCGTTAGTGAAACCAAGAACACCACCACCAGTTACCCAGTGGTCCATTTCTCTGTTGTATCCATTAGCAGCCTTATAGTTAAGCTCTAGAGAAGGTGCTTTATTACCTGTCTTCGGGTCTACAACATTAGCCAAAGGAATCAAACATCCTTTTGCAATAGCCTGACCGTTGGTGTTACCCAACAAGTTAGGGCTGTTCAAAAGACCCATCTTCTTCATGTGGAAAGTGTAACCACCTCTAGCGAAGCTTTGGAAACCGAGGTTAACAGCTGCGGCAGAGTCATTGTTGAATGTGCCATAAGCAGCATTGTCAGCCTCTCCAGCAACGAATCCGTTGAAGGCAGCAAACAAGCTACTGTTTAACATAGCTGCATACTCAACAGGGGCCCCTTGCTTATCCAAGAGAGCGATAGTAGCATCCAACTCTGTAAGGTTATCCAAGTCTCCTGCGGCTCCAGTAATACCTCTTTCTCTTACAGCGGCGAAGTAGCCTTCCGTTCCTGAGATACCGGTTGGGACGGATGTCTTTTCGCCCAAAAGCATGGTCAACTCTCTAGCGTCTAGGAAACGCTGACGAGCATCCATCTCACCTTTGATGTACCATCTGTAGTCTCCTCCACCAACGTCGATATAACCGATGTTAGTTGCGGCAGAACCACTTACTTGATAGCTTTCCTTAACGATAGCGAAGGGGTTAGTTCTCTTCACGATGTTAGACTCAATGTATCGGGTGGGTTGGTCCGTTCCTTGAGCGTACATGTTACCTACGATAGGAAACTGAACTATCGCATCGTCTGCAATAGCGGCCAAGTTTTCACCGTCCAGAGACTCAATAGTAAATGCGCCAGTAGAAGGAGTAGCAGCAGTAACGATTGCAACTTTTCCTGTCGTATCGAGAACGAGGTCACCCTTACGCACCTTCAAACCAATTAAGCTATCTGTACCAGCTGCGTCAGCATCGGTTGCTGCTAAGGTTTGAGAGGCTGCCGCGTCAATATCGGCACTACCGGCGATATTCTTAATTTGCTGAATAGGGTGTAGACGAGTCTCCTCAAAATAGGTTACGTCATCAGCTGTACCTACAGCTTTAGTTGCCCCCATCAACTCCAACAAACCAGAGATACCCTGATTTCCAAAAGTTTTTGTGAGGTCTTTTCTAACGTCTGGTGCAATGTTATCGGCAAGGTCACCTAAGGAGGCGTACTTTGCTGCTGGTGTACCAAAGTTAAAGGCGTTGCTCACCGCACCTTTTGGTGCGTTTAGAGCGTTTTGGCCTTGAATTTCTTGAGCCATTTGTTCTAAGTTTTTTAGATGTTAAAAGTCATTGTTGACCCCCCACCTAAAGCATTGCGAAGCTGTTCTGCGATACTATCTGACTGCTGAGATGTGTCTCTTTGAGCTGATTCATTGCTTACGTTAGCAGCTGACTGTACAACTTTCTTTTGACCGTCACTCATACCCTGTTGGTAAACAGATTGTACGATGCTGTCAATATTGTCAACCAGTGCCCTGTGTGCATTAAGCTTCTCAAAGTTCCAATCACCTTGGTCACTCACATAGTCATCGAAGTATTGCTCCAGCTGAGTGTTCTTTGCTACCAGTTCCTTTCGATAATCGTCTTTGATTCCGTAGGTGAATTTCTCACCAGATGGAAGTTCAAAAACCAAACCATCGAAATCTTGGACCTCGGCAGACATAGTCTTCAGCCAATCTTCTGTAATGGGGGATTGCGCTTCGGTTTCTCCCTGTTCATTTACGGGTAGTTGATACCCGTCTCTCAGTTCAGAGATAGACTTCCGTGCAGTTTCCGCGTCCATCTTAAGCTGTAGTTTAGCCATCGAGACTTCGTTCTCGTCGTATCGGTCAGCATCCATTTTGTACTTATTCCCCACGAGCATGTTAATCTCATCGAGAGATAGGTTGTCGTGTTGAATAACCATCTGGTTACGTACAGCTGTCATGTCATCCATTTCAGATGGGTTCAACTGCTGATACTTATACCAGTCTTCTGGACTGCGTCCCGTCTTCTTAACGAAGTCATTGATTGCTGCTACGCGCTCGTCAATTTCTGCGGGTTTATTTGAAATCATTTCAGTCAAAGCATCGTATCCGGAGAACTCAGTCCCAAGCTTTTCGCTTAAGTATCTAAGAACTTCAGAATCGACATCAATGTCTGGGATTGATTCAGATTCATTTGTTATCGCTTCCTGAACGGGAACTGAAGGTTCAACCTCAGGCTCCGCGACAGGTGCGTTATTTTCAACAGGAGTTTGTTCAACCACTGCTTGCTCTTGTACAGGCTGTTCTGTAACATTCTCTGTTGGTTCTTGTGTAGGCGGAGTATCACTGATTGCAAAACCAGCAGCCTCCATCGCCTCTTCTAATTCTTTACTCATATCTATTTATTTAAATTTCTTTTTTTGTCCTTTAGGTGGGGTCTTTGAATGACCTCCCGCCTTCCAAAGGAATCTATTTGCCCAGTATGCGGCACTGCCCTTTCGTGCAATATTCTTAGCGTGTCTGCTTTTAAACGCAGCCCTTGCTTTAGCATTGTAATTATTCCCCATGCTCTGGTCTCCAAAGCGAATGAGAACACCAGCTTCTTGACCGGGACCAAGAGTACTAACTACAGCTGCCTTTTTTGTTGCATGGCCTTTAGTCAACTTAGGTTTGTTGACTCCTTTAAAACCTAGCTTCTTAGCTTTATCTGCGGCACTGGACATTTAGCAAAGATAATGAAAAGAGGATAAGGCTTTTTAAGGCATCAAAGACGCTATCAGTGCTTTATCTGATTCTGATAGAACTACTTGCTGTTGAATAATTTCTGCTTCATCATCTGAAATAACGCCATTGTTATCATAGGATGTAATCATTGCCAATTTTACCTGCAAATTGTAATCGCCTTCGACTATGTGTTGGACAACTAAATCCTCACCTAACAAGTCCACAACTGCTTTTATCTTGTTCATTATCCAACGTTTAAGTTACTATTACCTGCGTTATTACTGGTAGCACTCATTGGCCCAACGTGTGCCAATTCAGTGTAGTTTACTCCATCATTTGACCCTTCAAACAATAAATGAAAAGCGTACAGCACGTTCAAGTTCATGCTCTTAATGGTTGGAGGGGTGCTATAGGTTCCCGGCTCAAATTCAATTTGAAGGTATTTTGGAGTACCGCTTATGCCCCAAAATCTCGTAGAAGTACTGCTGTCAAAAGCCTTGTACTTATAATTGGTTGAATACACAGCTGACGAGGTTAAAGCGATACCCGTTTGACTTGTATTAGAACTAAGGTTTGTGGTTGGGTGATTTGTTCCTGTTTGACCCGCCCCCTCATACAAAGACCAGTCTCTTATAGATAACCATGAAGTACCGCTTGTCCCTTTGGTGGCGTTCGTGTTGGTCAAGCGGATATATCTATAAGCAGTGAAAGACGGCGTATAAGTCAATGTTAGTGCTGTACTTTGTATGTTATCCCCAAACTCCTGAGCCTTGACTGTTACGGTGCGTTCTGCTGTGCTTGTGTTTGTATCGGTAAAGGTCATGACTGGCCCCAATGAATCATCGCCATTGTCCATAGCGTGATTTACATCTGCATCAGCAACGATTTCCGTACCGCCAATTGACACGGATACTGAATAATTAGGATTTGTATAGCTAGAGTGATTACTAATTATGACTGAACCCTGCCCAAAACCGAAGGAGATTGAAGCCGTCGGTGTGGTTGTAGTTGTACCACCACCACTGCTGGTTGCTATATCAACACCGCTTATTTTTTCAATATCAGCCATGTCTATTCCGCTGTACTTTTCAATATCTGGCATGCCATTACGCTAATTCAATATGCTCGACAGAAGGGTTAAAATAAATAACGCTAGTGCTGACTGCGTGTCCAAGTATTCTTTGATAGCCCGTAGTTGGTGCGGTAGAAGTTACTTGACCCGAGCCATTCGAAGAAGAAGAAAACACCGTTTGACCCGCTGTGAGTTGAGCACTTACCAATGACGGGCGAACAAACCCCCTCAAGATGAATCCTGAACTCATTGTGCTTCCTACTGCCATACCTAAAAGGGAAATTTGAGAAGCTGCTACAGCTGTTGAATAAAGAGCCCAAGTTGTCCCGTTGTGGTAATATATCTTTCCAGCAACAACAGAGGTTCCAGAGCTCCCAAGAAAAGTAATATCGGCTCCAGCTCCATAATCGCCAGCAGAACTGATACCAGAGCTATGCTCTTGAATAAACTCATTTGCCGTGACTGGCCCATTTAGTTCGATTCCGCTTGACCCGCCAATAAGTGTCTGGGTAAACCCCCCGTTAAATACAGCAACATTGTTGGCATCTGCTTTAGCTAATACTCTAGGACTGCCGCCCGTGTTTTTAGCAATAAAAGACTCGTTATTATCAACTTGAATGCCACCCGAAGCAACAGCCAAATTGGTTCCGTCGTATGTCAGGTTAGCCTCACCCTCTAACGTGCTGGCAGTTCCAGAGCCTGTAATAAGGCTGTTGTCGGCGTTGTTGTTTATAGTGACCCCTCCGCCTGCGGCCTCTAAACTTATCTTAGCGGAAGAGTGGTCGTATGTCAGTACGTAGTTGTCTTGACCCGAACCCACAGACTGATCGGCATCCAAAGTGTAGTTACCTAGTTTTACGTCCCCTGTCCCATTAGGCTCCAACACTATATTACCGTTCGTTGCTGTGGTGTATATCTTTTTTATGGACAAGTCTAGATCAGCGCCTAGCTTTAGGTGGTCGTGGTTGTTGAACAACAGCTTTCCGCTAGTAGAAAGATTTAAATCAGTCCCGTCAACGATTACAGCATATCCAGATTTTCCAGTAAAGTCAGAAGCTGAAACCCCATCCAAGGCTGTCACTTTATCTGTACTCTTAATTAGAGTGTCTGGAGCTGCGTTTACAACAGCGTTTACAGCTGTAACAGCAGCGCTAACGGTGGTGCCAAAAACTGCATCGGAAGAATCAACAAGTTGAGTGATGTCAAAATTATTCAACACCTTCCTGTTGGTGTCTGTGTCGGTCAAAATAATCCTACCCCCGCTAGTTCCTGCTGCCGCCTGAAGAACTCCTGTTTCGTAATTAACAAACCTATTAGTGGTCTGTACGGTTACCAGGTTGTTTGTTTTGCTAATTATTACCTTCCCCATAATTAGTTGTTTGCTACAAAATTAATTTTAGTTCCCGTTTTAAGGTTTATGAACTCAGTTCCCCCAAAACTCTGAGCTTCTATGGTGAGCCTTATCTCGTCGTACGAAGCTGGATAGAAAGCGGTCAAAAAGGGAATAAGGCTTTCTGTTGCCGAATACTCCCACGACCCTGCCGTTGGATCCTCGTTAAGCTGCTGTGGAAAGTAATGTACGCCAGAAGCCTGCAAAGTATTGTTGTTGAAAAACTCAACCTTAATCCGTGGCATTATTTCTGAATAATTAGGAACGGTTTTATTTACGTTTAGCTTAATCGTGGCTTCGGCGACGTCAGGGATTTGACCAGTACCTAAAAAATTAGAAAGCAGAGTAAAGTTAGTTCCATCCGACAGGGTTAAATAATCATTAGCGTCGTTAAAACCGTTGTTAATCCCAGTAGATGTAAGGCCGTTAGTAAGATCGCTAGACTCAAACGTAATCGTTTTAAAGCTGAGTGCGTCGCTCGCCCCAGTGAAGTCAACGGGACTCCCATCGCTTTGAAAGTCTGCTGTCCAGTCTATAGTAAAGGGGGCTCCAATCCCAAAATTCCCAAGAAACAACAGTAGGTCAGCCGTAGTGACTACGCCGTCACCATTAAAGTCTCCCAAGATGTTTGATCCAGCTGCCGAATATGTATCAACGGTTCCTAAGCCTTGGTCTATTAAGACCTGAGCGAAGGCGGTTGTGAACCACCCAAAGAAATCGTTCTGAGAAAGCTTCTTGTACGTATCAGTGTCTGGATTATAAAGCTGAAAAAAATACTTATCGTCGTCTGCCGCAGTCAAAGTAGCAGGAGTTACAACCCCGTACTCATCCGTATTGTGAGGAATTAAAAGCCAGTTAGATCCTGTTTGCCAAGGAGTGTCGCCCATGTCCGCAGACGTGTAAACACGAAGCTCATTGTTGCTTTTAGTGTACGCTAGATAACCTTCTTTTCGACTTGAGGAGGCTACACCGTTTCTTGCATTGACATCAGCAAAAACATTGTAATCACTAGACCCCGAAGCCGCCTCCCAAGCAGCACCTCCAGCCCCATCCGAAGCTAAAACGTATCCGTCGCTAGAACTCTCAGAGTTTATATCGCCAGCAGTTACAGAGCCAGACGTTAATATTTTTTTCCAGGTCGCCATTTTTTAGCTTAAGACTTTTTAAGCTTTGTTTCTTCTTTTTCCTGAATGCCTTGAAGTCTAGTAAATTCTTCATCCAGTTTAGTCATAAGGTTAGCTACCGTTGGGGCATCTACGGCCTTGATGCTAGCCGCTTTTACTACTTCGTTTAGGAAGTAAACTTCGTTGATTTCTAATTTCATTTGAATTGAATTAAGGTTTGAAATTATTTAGCCTTCAGTTGATTCTGAAGTTTATTTACTACGTCTGCCAACAAAAGTACGTCTTTTCCTTCAAAAGTGCTATCGTGAAGGCACTTTAAAATAAACGTAAGCTCCTGCTGGGTCAGGGTGTCAGTGGTCACCCCACCGACATCTCTGCCCTTGCCAAGAATTCCCATTACTGAACTCTCACGTAGAGTGCGCCATCTGCGTTAGATGCTGATTGAGCAAAGAAGAAAGATCCTACTCCCGCAGCATCACCTGTTGGTGCATCAGCCGAAGTGAGGTTGAAATCCATAATGGAAATTTCAAAATCAGTCTGGGCAACATCGGTTGCTGTAGAGTAATCAGCAGTATCTCTTAATGTCCAACCAGTAAGGTTTTGACCTGTTTTGCTCCAGTTGAGTGCAGCAAACATAGTTTCGCTTGAGCCATGATGGGACGTAAGCGTCAAACCACCGCCATTAGCACCATCATTCGCTAGGCCTGCCCCTGTGTCGTTAGTGGCATAGGCGCTGTCTGGGTTTGCAAGAACAACGTTTTTATCTTCGACAACAAGTGTTTCAGTCTGAACGGAAGTGGTAGTTCCAGTTACAGTGAGATTACCAGCTATAGTTGTATTACCAGTGATGTCCGCGCCACCCGTAGTAACGGTCAAGCCAGTAGCCGCAGTAATTGTAGATGTTGAGGCAATACTACCTGGAGCGATAAACGCAGCAGGAGTGCTAAACACAACGCTATTAGTACCTGTGGTCGTAGAAATCTGATTAGCCGTTCCCGCTAAATTAAGCGTCTCTGAGTTTAAGATTTCTTGAGCGGCCCCTGAATCTCCAGAAACGTCGAGAGCAAAACCAGCCGCTGTCACTGTCGCAATTTCGCTGTCCACGTAGCTCTTAATGGCCTTGGCGGAAGCAAGTGTGTCATCATTCGCAGAAACACTAGAAAGGTTAGCGTCAATGGTGAGAGCTGTAGGTGCTGCGGCACTAGCCGTTGCGTTACCGAGAACGGTAGCGGCGGCAATATCTGCAATCTTAGCGAGGGTGACGTTTGAGTCAAGGATCTTTGCCGTAACAACCTTGTCGGCCCCAATAGTAACCGCACCAGTGGTTGCAATCGTAACATCACCACTAACGGATACGTTGTCAAAGGAGTCTACGCCGTCATGAACTAAAATTTGAGCTGACGATGCAGATGATACTGATGCGTCTGATAAGTCATTGATGGCGACGGCACCCTCAACTAATACTTTTTTCCATGTTGCCATGATATGCTATTTTTTTATTTTCTAAATATTTCAACAAATATACAACGTATTTATTAGGTCACCCCGAAGTACAGGTTATCAGCATCGTCCGCATACATACCCCCCTCGAAAGCTGTAGGGGCATCGGCAGTGTGATCGAACTGCTTAAACTGTACAAGACCGTCTAGATTTATCTTTCCAGTAGATGCTGGGGATGGAGTAAACTTTATCGTTTGATCTGTTGTAGCCTCTATCTTAAACACAGACCCTGTAGAGGACATCTCCACAGAGTTGTTAAATTCAATTTTGTCGCTTTCGCCAAGCTCAATATCGAAATTGTTTGTTTGAAGGTTAGCCCCTAGCTGAGGAGATAAGTCTTCTACTATGTTTTGCAAACCACCACCAATAATGGTTGCTAGGTCTGTCCACCCTGTGGCTTTTGTAGCAATGTTGTTCTCATCCACTAAGAGGTAAAACTTAGAGTCACCCTGGTGGTAGACTATAGTAACGTACTCCTTGAGCTGATCGCTTACAGACGTAAGACCAGTTAAACCAGCGTCGTTAGCAACCACCCTGACACCGCCTCTAACGAAGTTAGAATCAACAAAAGCTTTTGCTGAGTTGTTATGGCCGTATTCGCCCGCCCTTCCTAGTTGTACTGGCATGAGTTTATGAAATGCTTAGGAATTGGTTATTCAGTGCGTTTGTAGAATCACTTCTGTAAACGGTATAAGTACTGGAAACTCCATACCTGTTTTCAAGCGTATAGGTACCAAGATCATTGAAAGCCCCAAGAGTGGGAGATACACCGTCCAAGTTCATTGTAGATATGTGATTATTACCTGGGTAGAATATATACATAAACTTATTGCTCGTTTGAATAGTGTATGTATTCGTATTCCCTATGCTTGAAGGATAAGACCCTGTTTTTATCTCTCTTTCATTGTTGCCGCTGTCGTCACCACCAAACGCTGCATAAACAGTTTGAACGGCGTTCTGGGAAGATCCAGTAGTCAATGCTGTTGTGTCGAAACACACCTGATAAGAGTAGTAGTAGTTTATGTTAGAAAAGTCACTAGAGGTGTCAGACCCGTAAGTGCTGTCAACAACAACTCTATATCTATGGGGTGTGGCCTCCGCCGTTAAATCAGTAGATCCGTCTGTAGCAACAGTAATTGAATCCGTGTTTATAGCGAGCGAGATATTATTCTCAGTGGAACCATTTCCTAAAGAGCTGAGATCCGTAGTAGAGTCTGGAGTTGTTATCTCCCTGTAATTGCTTCCTACTTCAAATTGAACAACAGAGTCAATTAGCGGATCATAAAGCTCATCCCTTCTCACGTCATAACGAAGAGTAGACTGAACATCACCATACTCCCTGGTTGTAGAGGTTGTGCCTGTTGCAGCAGAAATGGTTGAATTGCTCCTAGTTATTTGCTTGTCGCTAATAAGAGGCGAGTCAAAACTATTGGCTGTTGTGAATTCGTTTGCTGTCTGTTCAGTTGTACCGCTGGTGCTGTCCGTTACCCTAAGTCGAAAATGGAATACGTTGTTGCTAGCCCAGGCCTCTCCAGTGCTATAGACCTTTGAGAGATTCGAGGCCCCAAAAGTAACCTCAGAGGATGTGTACGATTGAACCGTTGTCCATGATCCAGTAGGGGTTGACTGAGTATTAGCAAGTTGGTACTCAAGTACAGCGGTTCCCGTAGCGCCTTGGTTGGCGATGCCAAAGTTTATAGAAGATACAGTTACAGAAGATGCGCTTGAAGGGTGCTGCCAATCAGGTCCAGAAAGGCTAAAGCTAGGGGTTGGGTTAATGGCGTCCGTAAACGCATCAACTAAAAGTTCTGAAGCTGTCTTTCCATTAGCGGGAATGGTGTCTCCGTTTTTGTATTTCCCAAAAGTTTTCACGACCCCTGAAACGGTGGGCATGTTTGCCACATAGTTCTGAGTAAAAGTCAATTGGCCTCCGTCCGCTCCGTCTGCTCCAGCGGCTCCATCAGCACCAGCAGGACCAGCAGGTCCCTGAGCACCATCAGCTCCAGCGGCTCCAGCAGGCCCCTGAGCGCCTTGAGCTCCGTCAGATCCAGCAGCCCCAGCAGCCCCAGCAGCCCCAGCAGGACCAGCAGGACCTTGAGGTCCTTGAGCGCCAGTAGGCCCTTGAGCGCCAGTTGCTCCAGCAGGTCCAGCGCCAATAGCTCCAGCTACAGAAATGTTATTATTTGCAGCCTGATTTAAAACTACGACCTTAGTGTCAGTGCCTCCCTTTACGACAGATACTTTAATGATATCTCCGTTCTCACTAGATATCTTTATGCTTTTTGGTTGTTCTACACTTATCGGCATAATAATATCTTAAGCTGTTTCTGACACGTCTTCAATAACTCTTACCGTTCCGTAGATTAAAGTGGTTACAACTGCTCCTGACTTCTGTTCGACATCATAAGCATAGAGTCCAGATGGCATCGTCTTCATTGTGGTCGCGGCCAAGGTGAGATCAATGTACTTTGCGGTAACGTCGTCAGAATCTGCCGTTACCTCCATCACGAATTGCACAACAGGGTCGGAGGTGTTAGCCACTGGGGTGCCCGTGTCGGAATTTCTTACCTCCATCAAAAAAACATCTCCAGCGGTAAAACCAACAGTATCGTCAGCATTGGTTATATTAAGTCTCAAGGAAAAAGTGTCACCTTTCCTGCAAGTGATGTCAACCCTTTCAGATGTATCTAAGTTTATTTTTGTAGCCATCTTATTCGTTGATTATTTGTGGTGTTTCATCCCCCTGTCTTTGAGCAATAAGCTTACTCTGCTCAGCAGACTGCTTCTTAACTCTATCGTCTTTTCGATCCTCTTTAAGGACTTCAAGCTTTTCTTTAAAGTTGTCGTCAGTTTCTTTAAACCCAAGGGTTGCCTTAGCTTTAATGATTTCGATCTCCTTCCTGAACCCGTGTTTTACCTCTTCTAGTTGAGCCTCTAGCTGAGCCTTAAGCTGCATCTCTTGGGATTTTAGCTGGGCCTCCATTTGCATTTCTTGCTGTCTAGCCTGAGAAGCAGCCTGTGCTGATTGCTGCTGAACCTGAGCTTGCTGCTGAGAGTTCTGTTGGGCCATCTGCTGGTTGCTAGCCATTCGCTTCTTTCTTCTAACGATTAAAAGCCTTTCAGCCTGGTTTACGTCCCTAAGCTGTCGTATAGCAAGGGCGTCCTCAAGGTCTATCTCTTTTTGAGACAAGGCTATCTGTATGTTCTGCTCCAAGAACTGCCTTTCGTTTTCCTCCATCTCCTTCACAACCTTGACGCCGAAATTAAACATCGACAGGTTCCTGAAGGAAGACAAAACTTTCATGTTCTCCTTACCGACAGCATTCTCATACATAGAATAGAGAATAGAATCTGGATGAATAACCTGCAAGCACTTTACCACATCGCTACAAACCTTCTTGTACAAAACCATAGAGGAATTCGTGATGTCATATATAGCGTTGTTTGCAGCGGCAAGAGCTTGTTGCCTGACGCCTACAAGGGCGTCACCCTTAGGTGAAGAGGCGTCCATAACCTCGTTGATTCCTGTGGAGTCTCGGATCATCCTGAGGTAGTGGTTATATAAACCAGTTAGCTCGTTGATATTACGAATGCTGTTGCCGATCTCCCGAATAGGGGGATTTTGAAAGCCTCCTTCTGGGTTCTTGCTTCTATAGTAGAACACACCCGTCTGCTCGTATATGTCGTGCAGCTCAAGCGGCTGAAGCTCTCCACCCTTTCCTAGCTGTACGTTTTCCAGCCCCTCAATATCAATGATGATACCGTCTGGCTTTGCCTTCGCTACAGCCTGTTGAATCTTTAAGTGAGTAAGCTGAAGTTGATCGGCGAACCCGATGCAGCTGTCCACCATAGACTTAGGCATCATGTCCATCATGTTTGTAGCGCAAACAGAATAAGACAGGGATGCCTTTGTTATGTCGTGGATGTTTTTCGGTATGTTGGTTTTCTTGCCATACCCAAAGACCATATCACAACCAAGGATGTAGTATCCACCGTAAACACATGTGTTATCTAGTCGCACGGAGTCTCTATTGAAAACAGAGTTTTGTGGTTGACTATAGTTGTCCCCTTTGTCGTAAAACCCTACGTTTCCGTACTTGTTTTCTTTTGACTCGTAATAGGTTGAGTCTACCGATAGAAACTCAAATTCAAGCACCTTTACAGTATGCTCCTCCATGTCCATGCCAGGTCTGTTTGAAGTTTTATTATACATCCCAGATGTATTGTTCTTCTGACCAGAGCTAGCCACCTTCTTGTAGTCCTCTTCGGTTAACTCATTCCCAGCAAGTCTTTTAAGCTCAGCGATAGGCATTGTTTTTACATGACCAGCATAAGTCATGTCCCCGAAAGAAGGGTCTTCTGTGTAGCTGTGAATAAAGTTAGACGGATCAACGTATTCGGTTTTAATCCCGTAGCTAGGGTCGTTAGTTCTTTTCACAACAGCCATACCAAGTATGGTCATATCGTTTACACACCTTCTGAAAATAGAATCATTAAAGTCGTTCCACTCCAGAGTCAGGTTGGTAGCTATCTGGGCGGCAATTTCAGAAGAAGCCTTAACGTTGGTGCCCATAAATATTTCAGCCTCCTCAAGGGTTTCTGGAATCGCTTCGGGATCGCCAGCCACTTCAACTCCCAGTTTGCTTTTGATACCCTGAAGAGCAGCCTTAGACTTTACGGCAAACTCAATCTTCTTTTTCTCTAAGTCCTTCTCCGAGGTAGATAAAGGGTCGATTGCCTCCAGGTTTGGGTAAGGAGACAAAGAAAGAATCTTATTTACTACAATGCGGACAAACTTTGGAAGAATTGGGACTGGGGTAAAGTCCAGGTTCAACATACTTCCATCGCCGTTGTTAGGATCAAGAGACGTAAGCAAAGACCTGTATATGGCTGTGTCTTGGGTTCCGTTAGCGTACTTTCTGTTCTTTTCGAAAGTTCGGTTCCTGTTCTTGTAGGTGGACCCGTCTTGATCCATTTTACCCCACTGCTGATATATAGCCTTAGCGTATCCTAGCCCGTACTTCTTTCCTCCTTTTTCTTCTGGAGGGCTAAGCGGATTAGGAAAGCCTGATTTTTTGTTGTTGATGTTCATTTGCAATGAGTCGAGTTCTTATAACTCAATGCAAATATAGTAAAACTAGGAGTGCCACACTTTAGGCTTGAAAGTCCTTATAAACTGCTTGTTTGTGAAACTAGATTGCTTCTTTTCTTGCTTAACTTTTTGAGCGGCTAAAAGGGCTAGACCAGAACTTATAGTAAGGTCAAACTTAGTCCTGTTGTCTATCTTGTAGCCAATCCAATCTTCTAGGGTCTTATTAAAGTACATGTTTCCGAACTCGTCGGACTCTGGCTTGATGCCTACGTGGTTATGTATGTAAGCCTCAATTGCCTGAGCGTGAGACTGTATTACATCCTGGGAGTTAGATGGTATGCCTTTGGTTCTAACGTTTTTGGATGAACCAGGAGTTTTCAGGAAGTCGGGGCGATCCATTAAGTATCCGTCGTAACCTCTTGATTCAAAGTACCTTACGATACCGTACTTATTGTTCTCTACAAGTAAAGGATACCCGTAAAAGAAAGCGCACATTAAAACGTCTTCGTAAAATATACTGGCTAAATCTGGACGGGAGGCATATTCCGCAACGAACATATTGGCAGGGCCTTCCATGTTGAACTTGTTGTACATGTGTAAAGCGCCCTTAGATCCTCTGCCGTCAACTGTTGAATCCAAGTCGTAGGAGTCAACACCGCCGCAACCTATATGTCCGTTTGGGGCAACCTTCTTGCCTCCTTCTTCTTTCTTTACGTTCTTGTTTTTAGGCATCCAGGAAACCCTAAACCTGCCGTTTGGGTCAGGAGAAAAAGCCACCTCCTCATCTTTTTTAACCCATACAAAGTTGCCTTTTACTACAGGATTAGGAAACAAGTCGTCGTTGTATTCTATCTGTTGGTAAATCTTACCCAAATTAAAAAGACTTCCCTGAATGCTATCTCTAAACGCCTCGTCCTCAGTAAAGGGGAATTGACGTACTATTTCGTTTAGCTCGGAAGGGTCGTCTTTAAATGACTGGCGATCATTCTTAAGGTATCGTTTGCTGCCTTCTTCGATAGGATCCCCGTCTATACCTTGTATGTTTTGGGGAGGATCATCAACAATGGAATTGCCGTATACGTCGAAAAAACCTTCAAGAGCATCATAGGCTGGGATGAATATTCTGTATAATCCAGATCTAGTTCGTCCGTTGTTGTTTCTTTCAGTAGGCTTTGAGTCTTTCCAAAGCTCTCTGTATTCGCTACCGCCTTTACTCATTGGGTTAACGGTAGACCCTACAAGGGCCTTCCCAACAATCCTCTTACCGACTATTAAACAGGTTCTTTCTATCCTCCAAGCCTCTCTGATGTCAGTGGGCTTCTCCCACTTACCAGCTTCGTCAAGATATAGCATGTGAAGCTTTTCCCCGTCATAAGCGTTATTAGTGGTGTTCTTCCAGTTGATAACCGTATTAAGAGCATCACCCCTATGGGATGTTTTATTGTTTTTGGTTATACGCTTCGACGGTTCACGGAATGCCAACTCCATGCGGGGGTTTGTAGTACCGTCCTGGATGGGTTTGAAAAAGAATGGATAGCTGCGAAAGATCGCAACCACCTTCTTCATGAAAATGTTCTCCTGCGAGTCTTTACCAGTTTTCGACTGTATGCCAAGAAGCTTCTCTTTAACTTGACTAGCTTCATCCACCAAGACAGCAGAGCATATGTTAGTGTAGCCAGAACGACGACACTTAGTATAAAGCTGACCGAAACAACGAGGGTCAACTTCACAAGCAGCCATGTGCGTAAAGATGTCTTTTTGGAAAGAGAGGTATGATGGATATCCGACATCAATTTTAGACCATTGTAGAAACATATAGTGTCTCCCTGTAATATACGTAGGTTCCCCATTATTGTAAAACCATAAACCGTCGCGCCTACGCTGAAACTCTTGTTCGATGTAAGAACGAAACTTGTTCCGAAACTCGGCAGGTTTTTCGAACCACTCATCCATGCTGCGTATCCTTTGCATTTCCTCTGGCATAGGTGCGCGTTTCCACATTTGCAGCTTCTTTGGCTGGTCATGGAAGAGGATTTTCGATTTGAGCGGTTTCTTTGGAAGGACCACGAGTAGCCCGTGGAGCTCGACAACTTCTCCTTCTGTAACGTTAGGGTCGATCTTAATCCCTTTAGTTTCATAACCCTTTATATCTGTTAAAACGGACATTAATAGCTCTGACCGTGTGAGTTCATTCTGCCCAACGAAGGTACACCTTCTTTAGGGTTTTTAATCTCCATTTGTTCACCGCATTCACACTGCCCTTCAGGGTAGTAAACGCTACCGCCCTTAAATTTCATGGTAAGGCTTCTTACAGATCTCTCTGCTTTACATTTTTCGCAAATTAAGTCTGGCATCTTGTTTGATTTTATTGTACCCTCACTAGGAATCGAACCTAGAACCTACAGCTTAGAAGGCTGTTGCTCTATCCAGTTGAGCTATAAGGGCTTGTAGTTAACTATTTGTTTGGTTGTGCTGGTTTGGTCAAAGATGTAATCCTCCCAGTATATTAGCCCACTAGCTTCATTTAGAGAATCTTTCTGCAAATCCTCCTGAGTAGTCTTTTGTTTGTTCAATTTCTCCATTGTTACTTAGTTCTTTAACCATTTGCTCTAGTCTCTGGCGCTCCACCAAAAGCTCTTTACAGTCAACGGCAGTCTGCTTTATGGATTGGAGCTCAGCCTTACGCGCAGAACCTCCCGCCTCAGGATCGACAGGCTTTTTTACCTCTTCGATCATATTGTCGATAGCGACCTCCATGCTGTGCATTAGCCTTTTCGCAGCCGATATAGTCGTGAATTTAGGCTTCGACATAGTATATATCGTCTAGTCTCGTTCTGTAGAAGGTGTCTCCGTCGATCTTGAAGGAGTAGTCAGAGTCTTTCCTTACTCCAACTACGTCTCCTTTCTTCACGCCTAAGTCTTTTAGCTTTTTATTTTCAAAAGCGACTTTAGCTGTTTTAACTTGAGGTTCCTTGAGTTTAACAATTTGTATGCCACTTGAAGAAGCTTCGGGCTTTTGCTCAACATGACTGAGAATTGACCAGGAAGAGAGAGCAGAGATTTTACCAGTCCTTTTAGACTTGTAAGCAAAAGCTTGAGAACTAACGGCATGGTCAGGATGATAATGAACAACAAAATGATTATCGTCAACAGGAAGAGGCTGAGCGTCAGCCATAACAACGAGGTGATGAAAGTAAAGGGTGTCCCCTTTCTCAACGCCTGTTTCGTGTTTCGCAGGAACAGCAACAACTTCTCCTTCATTTACTCTGTTTTTAAATGGTTCAAATTTGGTGTCTATATAAAGCTTTAGGCCACCTTCTGTTTCTATCTCGTCTTCAAACTTCTTTTCGAGATAAACAATAAAGTTATTTAGACTCTTCATATTAAAAATTTAAATCAAATTCAACTATGCATGGCATCTCTTCCACGCTTTTCCATAGCATTGTAGATCCGTCGCGCTCTATATACACAAGATACCTTTTTATTGATTTCTTGAATAATAGCTCGTCGTCTAAAATGATAGCAGAGACAAGTCCGTTTCCTGCCCTCATACCTACGTAATAGGCCATACCTTCTTTCGGGTTTGGCCCGATAACAATTTTTCTAATAAGTCCTTCCATTAGTTCAGGGATATACCCAGTCCACCAAGAAGATTGTCTAATGAGTCGTCATCCGAATAAGCGGTATCCATAACCTGCTTTAATGTTTCTAACTCTTCCCTGTTCTCAAGGTTGAAGCTATACATTGTTTTCATCTCTGCGCTGTCATCGTCCTCCTCAACGGCGTCAAAGTCTATGACTCCAACAACTATAGAGGCAAGGGTTCGGTCTTTCATTTCGAACTCATCAATCGTCTCCTCCATCTTTTTGACGAGAGAGTACATTTCGGCAAAGAAGAGGGTGTCTTTAGGGTTCATGATGTAAATTTGTTTGAGTCAAATATACGACACATTTTACATGCCTAGGTCAACAGTTAGAAAAACGAGATTGTTTAGAGATGTTTCCATGCTTCCAGAAAAGTATGTAAAACAAAACTTCTTAAAGAACATAAGGAGTGCTACGGACATGTTCTTGGACGGAAGCGATCTGACCAAAAGCTACCTGTACTTTATGCTGTTCATATATGATCTTGAGTTCTTCACGATATCCTGGGTGGCTAGCGAGTACGGAATGAACAAAAAGAATTTAGCTGACAGGATGATATACCCACTAGTATCTATGGGGTATATATACAAGCACTTCGATAGACTCACGCCTTCCTCGACAGCCGAGGATCACTTGTTTCGTGATGAGACAAAATATAACTACAGAGTTCGTTATGCGATGTCACAGAAAGGAAGGCTAGCGGTGCAGCGTTTTTACAACACCTTGTAGTACACTCCCTTTTCATCTCGGTAGGCTCGCTTGATCTGCTTCCTGTTGTTTCCGCCCTCTTTGAATGACACATGTATCCAGGCAGGGTTCTCGTCATCACCGAACTCCCAGATCATTTGGTCCCATTCCAGGTTCTTCTTAATGAAGTCGAATATCTCTGAGTTGTTAACCTTCCCATACATATCGGCGTCTATATCAATAGCTTCCCCGATCATATGCTGAGAGTATTTACTTCCTCCAATCGCTTTGTTCAGCGCCTTTGATCTAAATCCAGAGGTAACACCGATGGGTACACCAAAGTGATCACGTATAGGTTGAAAGATATGGTCTGCTACAGCCTGTAGGTTGTGAATGGCCCACTGGTCAGGGGTGTTGTCTATCCCCTTTCGGGTCGCGGTGTTTGATTTCACCACCTCCTTTAACGTAAGGTTTTTGCTTAATTTCATTTTTCTGAGCCACCCAAGACGGGTTGATTCTTTTAATTCGAGGATTGTGATAATATTTCTTCAATCTATGATTGAATATAGCAAAGTTAGAAAAAAAATTTGTGAGATCGAAAAGTTTGTCTTACCTTGAGATCAGCAAACCGAATTTACGAAACAATTTAAAACAGTTATTTGCTATGAACAATTCATTCTTTATCCCCGCTACACTGGTAGCAATCTTTTTCGCTGTGTCTGCAATCTGCATCCTCGATACAGCGCCCCGTCCAACTGGCGATGTCGTCAAAAGCCAGGCTCAATTATTTGAGAACCACATTGTGGAAGGCATGATTGCCCGACAACAAGCTAAGCTAGACGCTATTAAAAAGAAGCTTTAATTACAGGCTGATCAGCTTGTAAGAAGAACCCTCTTTGAGTAGGGTCTTTATAAACCTCGGACATTACCATTGAATTGATCGCACCGCGATTTTGATTCCTGGTAAATAGTTCGGGGTTTTTTCGTGCTAGTTCTTTCATGAACTCCATTGCATATGGATCTCTAGCATTTACTCCTGCCTCTTTCATGAGCTCAAACACCTTTGGTGTAGCATACATGTCTTTTCCGTCTTGTCTAAACCCTTGAGCAAAAGCATCCTTCTCACCACCCAGTGTTCTGTATCCAGCATCTGGGTTCTTAGAGTCTTTTCTGGTGTAGGCCCTTACGTTAGACGTGGTAGGCTCAAACATAATCGGCTGTGAAGAAGACTCCTCTCTAGGCTGTTCTTCTCTTCCCCCTCCCATAAGCATTCTGGCTAGGTCTTGCCTGACTGGTTGAGGTCCTCTTCGTCTCACAGGCATCATGTTTTCACCTCGTGGGGATTCTTCTGACGGCATCTCATAGCCCTCAATAGCTCTCAAGGCAGAAGCCAGTCCTGGCATAGCCACATCCGTAGATTTTTCACTTCCTTGAGAAGGCATTGATCCTGACTCTTGGGCTGCGTTATCTGCTGCAACCATGCTTGCGATAGCCGCCAAAGCCTCTTTTCTTGGATCCCCCTCAACTGGACCTCCTACAGCGTACTTTTTTACCATACCGCCATATCTGTAACTGTTGCATCCTGCACATTTAGGCTTTCCGCAGCCACAACCACCAGACTTAGATTTTCTTACCATCATATCGCAAATATAACTATATTTTTTTATCCAGGATAATAGCTATTGGAGTAGTACATACCCTGAGGCTGTTGGTACTGAGGGCCTCCAGAGTTCACCGCACCCCCAACATTTGGATCAAACCCATAGCTAAGCTGAGAGTTGTCCTGCATAGGCACTTCAGGTAGTGCTATTGGTTCTGGTTTTAGGGTTTTATATATGTCCATACCCACATCTACTACAGGCTTAACCGTGTCTACCACCTTCTTTACCTTCTGAGCTCCCTGTAAGATCTTTGCACCCGTGCTCAACGCTGTCGTCCCTGCCGTGGTTGC